ATGGAGAATAACAAAATAAAAGATAAGATAGATGAGCTTGTTGAAAGTCTTAACCGCGCGTCAAAAGCCTACTACAACGGTGCAGATGAAATAATGCCAAACTACGAGTGGGATGCACTGTTTGATGAACTTACACAGCTTGAGGAAAAAACAGGATATATCCGTCCGGACAGTCCGACACATAATGCAGGCTATGAGGCAGAGGCAGGAAATCGTGAGCCACATGAGTATCCGGCACTTTCACTTGCAAAGACAAAGAGTATTGAGGAGCTTAAGAAATGGGCAGGTGATATGCCAATCTGGCTTTCATGGAAGCTTGACGGACTGACACTCGTGCTCACATATGACGGTGGCAGGCTTGTGAAAATACTGACGAGAGGAAATGGAACTGTAGGAAGTAACATCACCTTTTTGCAGGATGCCATAAGCGGCTTCCCAAAGGAGATACCATACAAGGGACATATGGTTGTAAGAGGGGAAGCGACAATTTCCTACACGGATTTTAAACTGTTAAATGATACAATCGAGGACGATGATGAGAAATATGCCAATCCAAGGAACCTTGCCTCCGGTACATTAAATCTCGATGATGTGGAAGAAGTGAAGCGCAGACATGTAGTGTTTTATGCGTTTACACTCGTGCATATAGATGATGATATCATATCATGGGGGGATAGAATGAGCTATCTTAGTGATATGAAATTCAATGTTGTCAAAAGGGAGGCAACAGATGCGGCACGCCTTGAGGAGGCTGTAAAACGCTGGACAAGGGATGTCGAGAGTGGCAGGATGGATGTGCCTGTGGACGGGCTTGTCATATGCTATGATGACACTGCCTACGCTGCAGGTGGAAGCATCACGGGACATCATGCTACGAGAGCCGGCTTTGCTTTCAAGTGGCAGGATGAGGCTGTAGATACGAGACTTCGTTATATTGAATGGTCGTGTGCGGTTTCGACAATATCGCCGGTGGCTGTTTTTGAGCCGGTGCAGATAGAGGGTACGACGGTTTCGAGAGCTTCGCTTTGCAATCTGACTGAGATAGAAAGGCTTGGAGTGGGAAAAGAGTGTACCCTTTCCGTGATAAAAGCCAACAAGATTATTCCAAAATGCATAGCTGTAAAGGATGCGGTGGGAGCAGTTGAGATACCGAAGGAATGTCCGGTGTGTCATCATCCGACACGCATATTTGTAAGTAAAAACAGCGGTGTGAAGACACTGCATTGTACAAATCCTGACTGTACAGCCAAGAATGTCAAAAAGTTTTCAAGATTTGTCAGCAAAAGCGGAATGGATATAGATGGACTTTCGGTACAGACAATGCTAAAATTTATAAATGAGGGATTCATAAAACAGTTCCCTGACATATACCATCTGCCCGAGCATTTTGATAAGATAAGCAGCATGGAAGGCTTTGGAGAAAAATCATGCATGAATATGCAGGCTGCCATCGAAAAAAGCAGACATGTCCACCCGGTCAATCTGATATTTGCACTCTGTATACCTCTTATAGGTACCGATGCAGGCAAGAAGATTGTCAACGCAATAGGCTTTGATGGCTTCGCGGACAGAATGAGAAATGCCACAGATTTTGTGGATATAGACGGTATAGGCCAGGAAAAGTCAGGCTCCATACTTGAATGGTATGCAAATCAAAAAAACAGTACGATGTTTGAAGCACTGATTAAGGAGCTTGACATAGAAAAGGTCGATATAAAGGATATGTCGGAGGGAAGCTTAAACGGCAAGACCTTTGTTATTACAGGCGATGTGCATGATTTTGCCAACAGAAGCGAGTTTAAGGCCTATGTGGAGTCACAAGGCGGTAAGGTGACAGGAAGCGTGTCAAAAAAGACAGACTATCTGGTAAACAACGACACTGAATCTACTTCATCAAAAAATAAAAAAGCAAAAGAATTAGGAATACCTATCATCTCGGAGGATACATTTATAGAGATGTTTGGGCGTTAGAAAAGAGGTTATAAAATGCCTATAAAGACACAAAATGATTTACCTGTAAAGGAAATACTTGAGAGAGAAAATATATTTGTGATGGACGAAAACAGGGCATCACATCAGAACATCAGACAGCTGGAGATTGCGATTGTAAATCTCATGCCATTAAAGGAGGACACAGAGCTTCAGATACTGCGCTCGCTGTCAAATACCCCTATACAGGTCAATGTAACGTTTGTGACCACATCTACTCACGAGGCCACTCACACATCACTCAGTCATCTGAACAAATTTTACGAGACCTTTGATGATATAAAGGACAGATACTTTGACGGCATGATAATCACAGGGGCACCGGTTGAGCTTATGGAATACGAGGAGGTAGACTACTGGGATGAGATATGCAGTATAATGGAGTGGAGCAAGACACATGCTTTCTCCACACTTCATCTGTGCTGGGGTGCACAGGCAGGATTATATTATCACTACGGCATACCAAAGCGTGTGCTTCCAAAGAAGAAATTTGGTGTGTATGCGCACCGTGTAAAGAACAGAAAAATCCCACTTGTCAGAGGCTTCGATGATGTGTTTTACGCACCACACTCAAGGCATACCGAGGTCTTAAAGGAGGATATATTAAAGCATCCTGAGCTTACCATACTTGCGGAGTCGGATGATGCCGGAGTATTCCTTCTGATGGATCAGGACGGTAAAAAGATTTTTGTGATGGGACATCCTGAGTATGACAGATATACTCTTCACAATGAGTACGAGAGGGATAAGAAAAAGGGGCTTGATATAGATATGCCGGTGAACTACTATCCGGATAATGATGATACACAAAAGCCGCTTTTACAGTGGAGGTCTCACGGCAATATACTTTATTCCAACTGGCTTAATTATTATGTATATCAAGGAGTGCCATACGATTTCGTAAATAATGGCGCAATCCTAGGAAAATAAAGGGTTTGCGGAGTTTTCGTAAAATCGTAAAAAATATAAAATTCTATGTATTTTAATGTATTTTAATACCAAAAGTGTGTAGTAAGTGTGTAGTAACCACCTCAAAAAGTGTGTAGTAAAAATTGTATATAGAAAAGCCATTATATGACACAAATATGAGAAGAACATGGAAATGCTCTTCTCTTTTTTTATGCCACAATTTAGGCATAAGGAGATGATGTTATGTTTGACGATGATGTGAGAGAAAAAATATTTGCTAAAAGTGAGTTACAAAAAATCGACCTAATGACATTATCCCTTGTCATTAAAGCGATAGAGGAAGTTTTGGAGGAAAACAAAGATGAACATGCCGTATCAGCAACCAATGATGAATTATACACCTAATTATGGAACATATCAGTACAACCCAATGGCGAGCTATCAGAGATACCAACAGCCCGAACCAACGCAAGGCATAAGTGGCAGAGTAGTACAGACAGTTGAGACTATTAATCCCAACGAGGTGCCGATGGATGGCAGTGTGGCATTTTTCCCAAAACAGGATTTAACAGAGATATACGCTAAGAGTTGGAATGCTGACGGAACAATACGCACATTGACTTTTAAACCAGCTCTAAATGGTAAGACAGACATTTTATCGAGTGACACGGAAAAGCTTGAATTTGGCCTATCAGAGAAAGCCACAGAGGGTATTATGGCAAAGCTCAACGAACTATCAGAGAAAATTGAGCAATTATCTTTAGGGGCACAAAGAAAAACTTCACGAACACAAAACAAGGAGAGTGAAAAAGCATGAATGTAATGGGAATAATGCAACAGATAATGAGCAATAACCGTGTAATGGGGAATCCGATGATTAAGAATGCAATGAGCATGGCCCAAAGTGGAAACAGCAAGGGAATTGAGCAAATGGCAAGAAACCTATGCAAGGAAAAAGGCATTAATCCTGATGATGTAATGAAGCAGATTAGAGGTAATTTTGGGATATAGCATATGAGAGAACGTGCGCACGGCTCTTTATGAAATAAATTTTGGAGGTAAAACAGATGTTCAACACAGGAAATTGTCCAAGCGTACCTATTGTGGCGAATTTGGACGGAAACAACGGAAATAACTGGAATGACGGCTCATGGCTTTGGTTCCTTATCGTAGTATTTGCGATATTCGGAAGCTGGGGTAACGGCTTTGGTGGTTTCGGTGGCACTAATGGCGGTGTCGGCAGTGAAATTCAGAGAGGATTTGATAATTCAGCAGTTATCAGCAAGTTAGACGGCATTTCCAACGGACTTTGTGACGGCTTTTATGCTATGAACAACAGTATGCTCACAGGCTTTAATGGTATTAACACAAATATCATGCAGACAGGCTACGGCATACAACAGGCAGTAAACGCTGATACAGTTGCTAATATGCAGAATACCAACGCTTTACAGGCACAGCTTGCGAACTGCTGCTGCGAGACGAGAGAAGCTATTCAGGGAATTAATTACAACTTAGCGACTAACACTTGTGCTTTGCAGAACACAATGAACAATAATACAAGAGATATTATTGACAGCCAGCAGGCAGGAACAAGAGCCATTCTTGATTACTTATGTACAAAGGAAAATGCGGATTTGAGAGATAAGGTGCAGAAACTTGAACTTTCTGCTTCACAGGATAGACAAAATGCACTTCTGACTACTGCAATGACGGCACAGACACAGCAGATTGTCAACTCTGTAAATCCTACGGCTATTCCAGCTTATGTTGTGCCTAACCCAAATGCTTATGCATATGGCTGTGGTTGCAATACCGGCTGTAATTGCTAAAAATGAATAATTGAGTATCTTAATTGAGTTTAACTCAATCTAAACCGATTAAAAATCATTTTTAGTCGAGGCTTAGTCCAAGTTTAGTCGAGAGTTAGTCGAGATTATGTCTGCTAAGCAGTATTACTTATAACCCAAGGGCAGACTATAATGTTTGCCCTTATTTTGTGAAAGAGAGGTAAAGATAATGGAAATAACAGGAATTGCATTACAGACTGTTTCGGCCGGAGAAGATGTTGCATTTACAGAGACAGCCGTAAACGGAACAAAATGCATCGTACACAGGACCGGAAGTGGAATTATCAAGTTAAGAGGCATTACTAATCAGTGTAAGGCTAGATTTTTAGTATCTTATAGTGGAAACATTCAGATACCTACAGGCGGTACAGTTGGAGCTATTTCGCTTGCCATTGCAGTAGACGGAGAGCCTTTACAGTCAACACGAATGATTGTAACACCGGCAGCAGTACAAAATTTATTTAACGTTTCGGCTCAGGCATACGTTGATGTACCTTGTGGCTGTTGCAGTACTGTAGCGGTGCAGAATACATCAACACAGGCTATTGAAGTACAGAATAGCAACTTAATCGCAGTAAGGGAGGCTTGATGATATGCATAAATGGGCTAAACAGATAATGGAATGCGTCAAGGCTAAAGTTGACGGAATTGGAATTGACAATTTTGAGGGACAAAATCTTGACGATTTAAAGGATTTTACCGAGATTGTTAAGAACATCGTAGAATTTGACAAGGAATATCTGATTGTTGAAGCTATGGAAAATTCAAGAGACGATTACAGGAGATACACCGAGCCACTATATCACATGCCGGTAAACTACAACGACATGGAGTATATGCGTGACATGGATAAGAGCCGAGGCAAGATGTACTACTCTGAACCGATTGCACCACATGTGAGTGAAAGCAATTATGACAGAGCAAAGAGACATTATACCGAGACAAAGGAAATGCACAAAGGAGCTTCTACAGAGGATAAAGAGCATAAAATGAAAGCCCTTGACATGTACATCCGTGAATTAAGCGGAGACATATCGGAGCTTCTGAATGACATGACACCCGATGAACGCAACCTTTTGCGCACCAAAATGAGCAATCTTGCGTCAAAACTGTAATTATTAAGGCTATGGGTAGTAATGCTCATAGCCTGTTTTTCGCACATTGATAACTGAATATTGGCTAGTGAAAAATATTTTAAAATAATGCTTGACAATATGGTGTGACATAAATATAATAAAGGTGTGACAAGAAAGGAAGTGATGTTTATGTCACCAGCAGGCAGACCTAAAGTTGGCAATCCGAAATCAAGCAGATTTAGTATCAGACTTGATGAGGAAACAGAAAGAAAGCTGAAAGCCTATTGTGAACAGCACAATTTTACAAAAGGTGAAGCCATCAGAAGAGGAATACATTTACTTTTAGATAAAACGGAGGCTATTCATGAAAAGACAAAAAATAGGAACTTTTAACAACCTTAAAAATGGAGATTTGATAATCAGCCCCATTGATAATGAGGTCACTCAATATTATATAGATAAAGACGGAATAAAGTATTTATCTAGCAAGAACTCATTGTTTGGCATATTTCAATTTGATGCCGAAGATTTTTATTTTTATAATGGGGAAAAGAAATGTGGAGAAATAGATAAACACTATTTTCTCTAGTAAAAAGCCACTAGCTGATATTCGGTTAGTGGCTTTTGCTTTATTCAGAAAGGAGTATACAGGTGTTTATTAATGTTAATGATATATTGTGGCACATACAATTTAAAAAGCCCACATCAAGCGAATTAAGGCGGTCTGACGGCACTATAAGTTTAGGAGTAACCGACAACACAACCAAGACAGTAACGATAGCTGATAATGTGTCTGATTACATGGCCGACAAGATACTATGCCACGAGCTGGTGCATGTGTACTCATTCTCATACGGCTGTGACATTGACATAGAGACAGAAGAAATAATCGCAGACTTTATGAGCTTGTACGGACGGAATATTGTATACACGGCTGACAGAATATTTGATTTATTGGAGCAAAAATATGGATAAAATAGACAGACTATTAGAATACATACACCGGACTAATCCAGAAATGACACGGCAGAAATTGATTGAGAAACTAGGGGAGAGCGACTACAGTGCCAAGAGCATTTATTTTTTGGCGATTCAAAATTCAAAAAAATCCTAAAATATTTTGATACCCCCCTACCTTTGACTTTTTTGATTTCAAAAATCCGTTCGCAAAATTTTACAAAAACTTGTCGAGAACTTGCAAAGAACTCGCACCACACTTTAATTGAGTGAAGTTTTCTGAAAATTCAAACATTTTCCGTGAATTGGTGCGCCCAGCTCGTAACATGTCACGCCCAACACGGCTTGACGGCTTGCAATGCTATAATTATATTTTTAGGCATTGTAAACGGCTTGTTTTACGGCTTATTTTAGCGCACTTGATAAAATCCATGTTAGCACGCTTTAAAGCCCTTAAAACGTCAAATACACGGCTTTAAATGTGTATATCATAAAATCATAGAATATTTTTATTAATTTGTCAATGTACTACACCCGGACTTATAGCCGGACAACTTGCGACAGCTCCAACGGCTGCACGCTTGATTTTAAGCACGCTAAAAAGGGATATAATAATATCCCTAATGGTAACGCGTGATATATTTTCCGGCTTGATAGTCGCAAAAAAGCGTAACCGGGTGAACGTGCGCGCGCTTTTCTACAACTTGCAACCATTCACCGGACCTTTGAACCGTAATTTTTAACTCGTGTGACTCCATCCATTCTATACAGTCGTATTTGATATAACTAAAGTCGCTTATTTTTGGCATTTCATAGCCTAGCGCCTGAACGCGCTTATATATTTCTTTTTTTCCTAAATACTCATAATTAGACATAATACACCCCCTATCTATAACAAGCCTTAATTATTGGGCTTATATAGTTTTTATGCTGTAGATAATTGGAGAAGGCCGTCCGGCGGTATTCCTTGCCACTAATAAGTGCAGTAACATCGTCGCACGCGCCCGACTCTGCGACAGCTCTAAAAATATCTGTTATCGCTTTGCGTGTGGCGCGCTCGCTTGCCTGATATTCCGGCGCGCTTTGATATTTGCCATTGTAGCGTGCTCTTATTTCACACTCTACAGCATCAAGCGTGGTTAGTTCACTATTATCCATTCATTAACCCTCTTTTCTGTTTTAGTGCGTGGTTTATAGATTACTTTTTGACCTTTTCGCGGTCTGTCGTGCGTTAATCTGTTTTTATTAGGTGGTAACGTAAATCACCTATAAGGGCGCACAATTATTTGTTCAGGCGTTGCACCTCTTGAGCCTGATATAAATATAAAGGCATTTACAAAACCTCTTGACGCGATTATTTACCGGACGCGCGGACGGAGTGCAATATATACGGCCGTAAAGCTGTATAAAAGCACCTATAAATTAAATACATTAAATTAATAATATAAGACCTGAAAAGCCTTATATATAAAGCTAATAGCCGGACTTGCACTGGCTGGAATACCTTTGTTAATTTGTATTGCTATTAGCTAAATAAAAACTATGTTAATTGTATCCGTCAAATTGTAGAGCTTTTCACAATTAGCATTGCAAAGAGCTTCTTTTTTGTCGTTGTCTGAAATATGCAATTAGTTATATTCATAATATCCGCTCTCATAATCAAACATATATTTGCACCTCACAAATTAATAAAAAAATAAAAATAAACCGCCATACCCAATTACAAGGCATGATGCAAAAAGCCCGAAAGCCTTTAAAAGTTCGATTAAATCTCTCATAGTTGCGCCCCCTAACAATAACAAAAATCACCTTGTAGCCCGGTTGTAATAATCATTTTCCCATCCTTACGGCGGTAAACTACACCGCAACCGCCACCACTTAAAGACCATACAAGCCAGCCGGCCGGAGTTATTTTTTTATGCTGCTTATAATCGTAAAAAGCATAATGCGGTTTTATTCCGCTTTTTTCCTGTTCAAGTGCATTGTTTATAATTTCGTCGTCCGTTAATAGCAACGCTTTTCCGTTTTTCTGTCGTCCGCAATATCTCATATATTTACACCTCTTTAATATAAAGCCGGTGAACTTGCACCGGCTTAAATGCTAATTACTCGTTGTCATCGTCTTTCCAACTTGCCGGAACTCCGTTCCAAGGTGTGCCGAAATGTGTTACACCTAAAATATAAAGGTCTAAAGGCTCGCAATAATAAACGAGTTCGTTGGTATATTCGCTCAATCTCTCGGCGTCGCTGTCGTTGATGATAAAATACTGAAATACATCTAAGTAAAAATCGTCCTCTTCGTTGTAGTCGGTACCACAATAAATATCGAAATCAAAACCGTTTGAGATTAAAGCTGGCATGATGTCATTATTTAATACTAAATCATCACAACAAAACTCGATCATTGACTTATAATCTTTTCTTGTCTCTTTTAATGTCTCTAATACTTCTTTGCTCATGGTTTACACCTTTTCCCACGTATGTTATAATATACGCGCCTTTCAATTATTATTTTGTTTGGTGCCTGTCGTTTTGTTGGAAGCTCTGCGACAGGCTTTTTATTTTGTGTTCTTACATTGTCTTTAGTTCGTTTGCTTTGCAAACATATTTTGCAATCAGTTTTTCGTTACTGCTGATTTGCTTTAATTTCTCAATCCTGTTATTAATCTTATTGGTAATATACGACAACCATTTGTCAAACTCTTCTTTGCTGTGCGCTTCTTTTGACGCTACGCCATCAGCAAGATAAATAAAATCTTGGTCAAGTGCTTCTGTAAGGCTTTTCACTGATACAAACATATTTTTTACCTCCATATTGTAAACTATTTTGTTCCTTGTCTTTCGACTTGACTAAAGTATATCAAACATTAAGCACTAATACAATTGGCATAATACATAAAATTAAGCACTAATACTTACACTGCTTTTGTGCATTTTGATTAAGCACTAAAAATATATTGATATTAAGCACATTTTATAATATAATAATATAAATAAATGTAGAAAAGAGGCGTATTAAATGGATAATATAAAGGAAATACAGGCAAAGAAAAATCGTGAAGCCGTCAAAAAGTGCATGAAAAATAAAGATAGAATAAATATTATTCTGCCTTTGGGAACAATAGACAGAATAAATGCATACGGACTAAAAACAAGTGCTTTTGCCCGAGAACTTATTTTATCGGAACTTGACAAAATGGATAGAATGAAGAAATAACCATATTACATATAAGGCACTAATATATAGTGGTAAGGGTGTAAAATGACAAGGCAAGAAGTAACCGCAAAAATATCACAGCTCATCAATTATAATGTTAATAAAGAGGGCATAACCTGCAAAGAACTTGCAGCACGAAAAAAATTAAATTACAAATCGATTAACGCATATGCTAACGGCTCAAGAATACCGCGCTTACGTAATTATATTATAATATATGCAATGTTTGCGGATAATTTAACGAGGTGCGAGGCGGAAAAAGTAGCAACTAAAACAATTAATAGTTTTCTCGATGAGATTGCAATTTTATTTTCAAAAGGCTATAGATATGCGGATTTTGAGCAGATAACAGGAATCCCGGACGCAATTTTTTATAAATATAGGAAAAGATTAGTTAAAGATGTATCATTATTGCATGCGATAATTATAATTAAGTGCTTTAATCTAAATTCCAAAATTCCGGGCTTGATTGATTAAGCACAAAATGTATAAAAAGGTATTGACAAATTAAGCACTAATACATATAATGTACTTGTAACAAGTCAACAAGTTTGAAAGGAGATAAAGCATGAGCAAATTTAAATTGATGACAGAAGAACAAAAAGAAGCGATTGAGTGGCTAAGAGTTCAAAAGGAATTTTTAAGCGACAACAAAAGGGATATTTTTATCTCCGAAAGTGGCAATTATCCGCTTATAGTTGATTTATTAAGCGAGACAAGCGTTAACAGTATTAACAATTGCTTGAGTGGCTGCAATTTGCCCGTAATTGGCTTTGAGCCGGTTGAAGATGTGGCAGACGATAGAACGTATAAGTTGGACGGCTTGAGCTACGAAGAGGCTGAAAGTCTTGCACTTGGATATATGGGCCGTGCAGACAAGTTAATTGATAAATACCTGGATAAATTCAAAGTCGAATAGATAACAAAAAATCAATAATTGGAGGTATAAAGAGTATGAGAAACTTTTTGATAACTAAGAAAACATATAAATGTGGCAAGCTTGCCGGCTTTGAAATCCTCGGAATGGTTCAGGGCGATTATTCTCCGGCATTCGATAAAGAGACCGCAAAAAAGTTATTCGGCTGTGAGTATGTGGATGTTTTAGAGGTCCCGGAAAAATGTCATATCAAAGTATTATAAAATTAAATATTGTTTTTAAAAAGTCGGTTTTTGTGGCCGGCTTTTTATTTTTATATAATTAATATATATGTGCAATGCGGTATATATTAATCAATACAGTTGTTATTATATACCCAATAACTCTATGTATTGACAAAATAAGTATATTTGATTATTATTATTTTAATTAAATTAATAAGCGGATGCCGGTAGCCCGTACTGTTTGGAATTGCTCCAAGCGGTGCGGGCTTTTTTATTTTATGATTTTGAGGTGCTAAAATGGAAAAAATTAAAGGAAATATAACTAAACATTTAATTGCCGATTTTGGCACTTTCCAGCTTTACCGCGAGGATTTCGAGAGGGCTATAGAACAGGCTTGTCAGGAGCTGCAAATTGACGACTTGAAAAGCGAGGGCCAAAGGCCGTGGAAAGCTGTTTGTAAAAGAGTCGGTGAAATTATATTTAATGACAATAGTATATTAAAAGACAAACAGTTATATAATAATACATGTATGTTAACTAACTACAACAGATATAATTATAATATATTAAATAATATATGTGATGAATATATATATATTAGCGATAAATATAATAAACTATGTAGTACTGTTGCATTTAGTAATTGGTGTAATATTGATTGCGGCGTTATAGATAATTGGAGACTAAATAAAGAGTCAAGTCCTAAAAGTTATGAGATTTGGGAAAAATTGCAAGGAATCCGTAAAGATTGTATCAAAGATAGAGCATATGACAATAAATCCCCTGTCGGTGCTATGTTCGTTGGCAATAATGAATTTGGCATGAATCAGCCGGGAATTGGCTACGAGGCTACACAAGTGAGAGCATTAACCGCTAATGAATTACCACAGTTAGGCGGTGCAAATAGTCAGAATATTAAAGCACTATCAGGTGATAACATGGTTGATAATGCCAAGTAATTGTATATACAACAGATACAATTCTAATCCCTTGATTTATAAGGCTTTGAGAGCTATCGAATTATTACAACTATGCACAAAACAGTTGTTTAGCGAAGAGTTGAAAGCATAGAAGTGAATTGTACATGCAATAGATACAATTTAAAATGCTTGATGTTTGAGGGCTGAACGGAGTGCGCATTGGATGCCCTGGGGGTCTACAGGAAAAGCAGCAAACCGCCCCACTTAGCCCCTCAAATATCCGCCAAAACAAAAAGACTCTTACTCATACCTTAATCGCACCAAGCAGTATTTATTATTATAACATAAGTTATATATTAATTAAACAACATACACAATAATAATATATATACATACAACTACGATAAAATATTAGTTATATATAATATATAACAGTAAAGAACTTCGTAAGTATAAAAACAAATAGAAGGGGATGAGAAAATTGCTCAAGAGCTTCAAAACGGAAATAAATCCGACAGTCGAGCAAAAAATCAAGATTAACAAGACTATTGGCGCTTGTAGGTACGTCTATAACTTCTATCTCGGTCACAACAAAACTTTACACGATAAAGGTGGAAAGTTTATGACTGGCAAGAGCTTCAGCGTATGGCTCAATAATGAGTACATTCCTAATAATCCTGATAAAATATGGATTAAAGAAGCATATTCAAAAGCTGTAAAAAAATCTATTGAAGATGGCTGTACTGCATTTACAAGATTTTTTAAACATCAAAGTGCTTTTCCTAATTTCAAAAAGAAAGGTAAATCTGATGTAAAAATGTATTTCGTAAAGAACAATCCTAAAGACTGTAGATGTGAGAGACATAGGTTAAACATACCCATTTTAGGTTGGGTACGCATTAAAGAAAAAGGTTATATACCAACAACTAAAGACGGATGGAAAATCAAAAGCGGTACAGTATCCGTCAAAGCAGACAGATATTATGTGTCAGTTCTTGTAGAAATTCCCGACGTTAAGATTGCTAATAATAGCAATGGTGGTATAGGAATTGACTTGGGCTTAAAAGACTTGGCGATTGTTTCCAATGGTAAAACTTATAAAAATATCAATAAGTCAACAAGAATTAAAAAATTGGAAAAGAAACTGCGTAGAGAACAAAGATGCCTCTCACGAAAATATGAGAACTTAAAGAAAGGAGAGTCCACTCAAAAGAATATACAAAAGCAAAAGCTCAAAGTACAAAGACTTTATCATAAAATAGATAATATCCGTACTGATTATATCAATAAATCAATAGCTGAGATAGTGAAAACCAAGCCATCTTATATAACTATTGAAAATTTGAATGTATCAGGAATGATGAAGAACAGACATCTTTCAAAAGCTGTTGCATCACAGAAGTTCTATGAATTTAGAACCAAGCTTAAAGCAAAATGTGATGAAAATGGTATTGAATTAAGAGTCGTAGGCAGATGGTATCCATCATCCAAAATATGTCATTGCTGTGGTGCTATCAAGAAAGATTTGAAGCTTTCAGATAGAATATATCGTTGTGATTGTGGCTATGTTGAGGATAGGGATTTCAATGCCGCTCTTAATCTAAGAGATGCTTTAACTTACGAAGTTGCATAATAAACGCAAGCGTAAGTATGTACTGCGGGCTATCGCAGGAATTTACGACTGTGGAGTGTACACGAACTTGTGAGTAGCGTATTGTTTACAATCGCCAAAGCATACACATCGAAGCAGTAAGAAGTATCCGCAAGGACTTTAATTTCTCGATGTGTTTGAGTATATTTGAACACATTTTGAGTGGCAGCTAACAGTGATGAAATTAACAGGATTTGAGTCGAGCAAAATTAATTCCGAAATGGTAAATCACCCTAGCCACTACAATTTGCCTAATCGTAAAAAGTGCATTGATGAAATGATTGACATTTACGGGCTTAAGGATGTGGCTAAATGGTGTGAGATTACTGCATACAAGTACAAATATCGTGCCGGGCATAAAGATAGCCTCACACAGGATGTACAAAAAGCTATATGGTACACAATTAAGGCTCATGAGCTTAAATCTAGGCGTAGATGGAAAGTGTTTGGAAAATTCGTGGATAAGGAACTTCCGGTGTTGATTAAAAATGTTTTCCTGTGGCTGATGATGCTTTGCACAATTCGTGCAGTACTCTTATCTGACGAGCACGGATTGTTTATCTCGGTAGTGTTCCTAGTCTTGGCTACCATAACCGAGTCGCTGATAGAGGGTTTTAAGGATAATTAGATTTTGAGGTGTAAATCATGTTTGTACTAAAAATTTTAACAACAGTATGGCTGATATTAATCGCGTTTGGAATGGCAAACGCCGCATTAAGTGGAAAAGTGGCAGTTAGCACAAGATTTCTTGGCATTGCGGTAATGTTCGGTCAGATACTTGCCATAGCTTTTATGTGGCAGTAGATATAGGGCATTCGCCAAGCGGTAAGGCGCAGGATTTTGATTCCTGTATTCGTTGGTTCAAATCCAACATGCCCTGTTCGGGGTTTACTTGGTTCCCCGACATTGGACTTAGTAGTTCCTTTCACCCTCATAGTGGAAAGCTGTTAAGAGCCGTCACAAGGCTCGTGAGGGTTTAATCGTGTATAATCCCACAATGCACGAGTGTGGAAACCAGCCTGTCGTAAAGACATCTGTAATAGGCAGAGTAGACATATATACCCCCCCTTTAATTGTTAAACTAGGGCAACTCAAATCATATGAGTCTTAGGTGAGGTGCAATTCCTCACATGTCCTTTGCTGTAGGCTTCGTTAGTTCTTTTCTTCCTACAGCACATACAAATTTATATCTCCGGAGGGTGTAGCCACTCCTTAGACTTCACCCTCATTACTGGCTTGTAGTTCAACAGGTAGAACGCTTGACTGTTAATCAAGTAGTTGTAGGTTCGAGTCCTACCAAGCCAGCTTGCAGATATTTCTGCAAATAGGGGCTCTGTTTTTCCCCTTTGTTGAATTTTTCATGCAGAGGCAAAACTAGCCTAATTAGTTTTGCCTTACTATCGGCATGTAGCTCAGTGGTAGAGCAGTCGGCTAATAGCTGATGTGTCGTGGGTTCGATTCCCAACCTTGCCGATTTAGTAGTGTTAGTAGCACTACGTAGCCTTGAAGTACAAAAGGCTATTTGTGGTGACAATCAGTGTTGCCGCGGCGCTTGCAGATATGGTGTAATGGTATCACAGTAGCTTGCTAAGCTATCCAGCAGAAATGCTGTTCGTGTTCGATTCACGATGTCGGCGCTAGTCGGTGTGAACTGACTGTTGATGTGTGACGGAATGGGTAAACGTTATTGCCGTAAGATAATTCGTTGAAACCGGCAACTTAGATGACGAGAGTCGCGACAATCATGTGTGGTTCAAATCCACACCGCATCAATCTATGTCGGTTTAGTGCGAGCTGTTATATCTTGAATAGCGGTTGCGTAACGCTGACATGTTTTTAAATTAAAGCAGTGGAGTAAGACGGGCCTGTACGTGTTAGCACGGTACAGTAAGACGAAGTAAAAATAAAACACACAAAAACAAGTTGCTAGTAGGTACGCGTGACTGAAAGCAATGGGGTGAGACACTTCAAAATTCTGTAATGTGTTTTGATGAGCCTTTTGATGGAGTGTATCTTGCCTTTTCGGATAGTAGTTCAGTTGGAAGAACAACCACTGCAATAGCAGTAATTGAGGGAGTCACAGGTTCGAGTCCTGTCTATCCGATTACAACAAACTAGGTTAGCTACCGAAAAGCAGAACTACGACTGCCTGTTTGTTGTTATTACTAATCGTAGAGTTGAGCGAATAAGGCGGTACGCTCTTATTATCTTTCGTAGGAGGTAAATAAAATGGCAAAAATTAAAAATGAAAATTTTATAGCAATTCAAGGGTTTATGGTAAAGGAATTAGGTCTTTCAGGAAATGAACTGATTGCTTATGCTTTAATATATGGCTTTTCGCAAGACAATGAGAGCGAGTTTAAAGGGAGCTTGAATTATGTTGCAGAGTGGCTTAATTGCTCAAAGACAACAGCTTTTAATCTTCTAAACAAATTGGCTGATGATGGTTTTATTAAAAAGACGGAGAAAACTATCAATGGAGTAAAATTTTGCAATTATAGTGCAGTCAAACCCGATGATGAGGAATTGAAAAAAATAAAATTAAGAAAGCAAATCCGAAAAGAAAAAGAAAAAACTGAACGGAGTTCAAAAAAATTGAACACCTGTTCAAAAAATTATAATGGGTGTTCAAAAAAGTTGAACGAGGGTGTTCAAAAAGTTGATACTCATAATAATAATATAGATAATATAAAAGATAATATAAGTGAAACTATAGGAAAGGTACATACATCAACTAACATTGATGGAGAGGTACATACATCTGTTTCCAAGAAACAGACGGCAAGAGTCACCCGACAGGATATGCAAGCAAAGATAGATGATATGCTCTATAGATTCTCTGAAATCTGCGACAACAATATTGAAAACAAGACAGTCGGAGAAGCAGTCAAAAACGCATTTTGCAGATACATGAACCTGTACGAAACATATTTTTGCAAGGTTCACCCAATCTTGACCAATAAGACACTGACTAATGTATGTCTGTCGCTTTCTAATGTGACCGATACGGAGCATAATCACTTTGAGCGGACAGATGTTTACCTAACAGACGAAACAGGGCTTACAGGGCTTGATAGAATGGTTAACGAGCATTTCAGACGAACACATAGAAGAGAGACTAACTACTCGATAACGCATTTTGCTAAAAGCGACTATCTGCTACAGCTTGCACAAGGTTTTATTGAGTACTAAACGGAGGTATAAATATGGCAAAAGGAGTTAAGACACGAAATATTGATTCATTCCGAGAGGGATTGACGGAATACGCATATGGCAGATGTTCACAGGCACAAGCGGCAAAGAAAGCCGGCATGAGTGTGCCGACATTTAGGAAGTACGCAAATATGCATTTTTTAGGCATTCCGTTTCCTGACACGCTGTTTAAGGCAAAGGAAGGGTGAGAAGCATGTGTGAGTTTTGCGAAAATCCTACAAAATGGAATACTGATGATTATAGCTTAGTTCCAAACAGAAACTTATCAGATGGGGTTATGCAAGCGGAAGATAACACATATCAGATTGGTATGTTTGACAGCAATTCTGATTGTTGGGAAGTTATGGATATCGACTATTGCCCTATCTGCGGAAGAAAGTTGGTGGAAGAATGATATTGTGCAAAATAGCATTGTTTATTTACTATCTCTTATCGTTATGGTTCATAAAGAAATCCAAAAATATTAGAGAAGTCGCAGAAGTGGGTTTTTTAAGTGTTATATTTCTTTTGACAATGATTGTAGCGAACATTTAAGCGTATAGAATAGGTGGTGGAAGAATGAAACCATTAGAAGAAATATTTTTTAGAGCTTGCGTGAATGAACAGAAAAGAAAATTGCCTTCAAGCAATCGAGAATTGAGCATAAGAACTATTGGAAATATTTTTGAAAGGCTTGGATTCTCATATAAGCAGTTAATGTATTATGTCAGAAAGTGGTCTGACAGGGGATTTTATGATTACGGAGTGACGCTTGACTTAGGATGGTTTGAATTTGATAAGCTGACTGGAGAATATAAACAGATTTATGATTCTATGATAAGTACGGACGGATGGAAAGATGGGGATTTAGCAAATTATATTGTTAGTAATTCTTTTAATCGAAAGAGAATAACACCACTTGATATTCTGTATATGTACGGATTGGTTTGAAAGCTGGTGGAAGAATGAAACATCAAAAAGAATGGCACACTTGCGATAGGTGCGGTGTTGAAATCGAGTACAACTATAGTGCTGTTGCAAATATTGAGGTAGAAAAGCAATCATACAGCCTTGGTATCTGCGGAGTTATTTATAAGAGAAAAACGCAAAGAGAAAGCAAAAGTTTTGAATTATGCCCTAAGTGTAGGAGAGATTTTGAGAGGTTTATGAGAAATGAGTAAAATATTTAAAATGCCTGAAAATGTGATAATTCCAAAAGCTAGAGTTGAAAAAGCGGGGGAAGAAGTAATGTCAGTTGCGTTTGACCTAGGGTTGGAAACAGGAGACCGACCGCTAGCAATGGTATTTGAGAACCATAACGGTATCAGAAAACTTATTAAAGATGATGAAGCGTTGGAACTGTATAAGTTGTTGACGGAATAGGAGTTTTGAAATGAGCATGGCAGAAGTAATTAAATCAATAGAACATGAAGCACTTAGAGAAGCGCAATCACGCGAAATAGGCGGTAGAAATGGCGAGCCTATAGATTGTTCCACTTTAGAAGATGAACCTGTTATTGTGGCAGATAATGAAGCAGACAAAGAGTAAGAATGTGGAGGACTAGAACGGATGAAGATAATTCAAAAAGGCAACTTAGATTTTGCCGATAAGCCTTTAAAATTCAGTTGTAAAAATTGCTATACCATTTTTGAAGCAAACAATAGAGAATATGAGTATTGTGGCGACCAACGAGAGGGCGATAACTGGAAATGCGAATGTCCTTTGTGCCACAAAATGGTTTATTACAGCTAAAATAATGATTGCTGATTATCAACAGAAAGGGGAACATATTATGGCTGATTTGAAAATATTTACAGAAAATATAGAACATGAAGCATTAAATCAGATATATACGCTTGTAAAACAGCCAGCATTTTCGGATTGCAAGATAAGAATTATGCCGGATGTTCATGCAGGAGCAGGGTGTGTTATCGGATTTACTGCTGATTTAGGAGAAAAAGTAATACCGAACATTGTTGGAGTTGACATAGGCTGTGGGATGCTTACTACAAACTTGGGGAATATTGATATTGATTTTGAGAGATTAGATAACGTCATTAGAAAATATGTTCCAAGTGGTAGAAAAGTTCATGAAGAAGAAAACTCATCTGTCGCAAGCGATATTATTGAAAAATTGTATTGCAAGGAGCAGTTGAAAAATATAGATTGGCTGAAAAGAAGTTGCGGCACGTTGGGAGGCGGCAATCATTTTATCGAAGTTGATAGCGATAGCAAGAATAATAAATATCTTGTTATTCATTCGGGAAGTAGAAATGTCGGAAAGCAAGTCGCAGAAATATATCAGCAAATGGCGATTGCTGATATTTCGGGAAAATCGAATTTCAAACAAGATAGTGAGAAATTGATTTCTGAATACAAAAAATGTAAAAGAGAAAGAGAAATCAGCAAGGCTATCAAAGAATTAAAGCAGTCCTACGAAGCAAATACAACTAAAATCCCTAGAGAGTTATCATATCTTGTTGGAAAACATAGAGAAATGTATTTGCACGATATGAAATTATGTCAAGAGTTTGCGGAAATTAATAGAAGAGCCATTCAGAGCATTATTTGTTACTATATGGGTTGGCAAGTTACAAAAGAAACGGAACGATTTCAAACAATTCACAACTACATTGAACACGATACAAATATTGTTCGTAAAGGTGCTATTTCTGCAAAAGCGGGGGAAAAAGTACTAATACCGATAAACATGCGTGACGGTTGCATTTTGGGAATTGGCAAGGGAAATGAAGATTGGAATTATTCAGCACCGCATGGAGCGGGGCGAACTATGAGTAGGTCAAAGGCAAAAGAAAGCATTTTGCTAGAAGAGTACCAAAAAGCAATGGACGGAATATTTACAACATCTGTAAATACATCTACGATTGATGAAAGCCCTATGGCATATAAAACAATGGATGAAATAATTGGAAATATAAAAGATACCGTTGAAATAGTTGACATTATAAAACCGATTTACAATTTCAAAGCAAACGAATAAAAACAATTACCGGCTACAGATTGATTGTAGTCGCTACCCTAAAACAATTATAGGCAGAGGTCTATAAGCACCTTTGCCGAAAAAGTGGAGGTGCTTTTTTCATGGCTAGTCAAAGCCTTATTTCCACAGTTGATAGTTACGAAAATTACATAGAGAGAAACGGAATAGACGAGCAAGTAATTAATGCCTATGTAGACGCTTGTAGTGTAGCCATAAATGGCGAGAAAGATATTGAGTATGGGCTACAACTCACTAAGAGAGCAAAAGAGCTTATAGAGGACTTCTGCACGGCTAAAACAGGTGGTACGATTTGGGATTTGGAAAAATACGCATTCGACCACAAAACCACATATGAGCTGATAAACAAAAAATATGAGGTTTTGTTACTTGAAGCCCAAAACAAAATAGTTGACAGCTATTTTCAGTACATAGAGAAAAAGCGTGAGCCTAAAGACCGATTTTATATGCCACGTAGGAAACAATTAATCAAAATTGGACTCGTGGACGCATTACAAGGCATGATTGATGATAAATACGACATATTGTGCGTGAGCCTAGTGCCTGGAGCCGGAAAGCTGCTTGCTGATGATACACCTGTTTTAACTACACAAGGTTGGAAAAACCACGGAGATTTAAAAATCGGAGACTATGTATACGGCATAGACGGAAATCCCAAAAAAATATTACATGTTTTTCCAAAAGATACGGCAAACTGCTTGTTGACATTTTCCAATGGTGAAAAAATACAATGCCACGAAAACCATGAGTGGGTGGTATGGGATAGACACAGAAATAAACTCCGCACTATTGAAACTAAAGAATTATTTGAAAAAGACATAGATAGTGGAGAGAAAAACAAAAGAGGACACAGATATTACTATTTTTTGCCACACAGAGAACCTTTTAAGGGCAAAAAACGAGAATATGCTGTTGAACCATATGTTTTAGGAGTTTGGCTAGGAGACGGCACAGAAAAAAAGCCTACATTGACCATATGCAACACTGATTTAGAGATAGTGAATGAGGTAAAAAAGCATTATAAGCTGTCAACAGTTTATGAACAAGTAGGCTGTAAAGCGTATCATTTTTTGGGACTTAGAGAAAACCTTGAAAAGTTAGGCATGTGTCATTCAAGAAAAGCATTAGGCAAACGAATACCACAAGAATATCTGAACGGCAGTTTAGAGCAAAGGCTTGATTTGTTAGCCGGACTTATTGATACTGACGGAACTTGCAACAAAAAAGAAAAGAAATATTCTATTTCGACAACAAATGAAGAGTTAAAAGATGGAATTATTAACCTAATATCTACGTTTGGCTGGAGATGCAATATTTCTAAAGCAGAGCCGAAAATCTCAAACAGTGGCATACATGGCAAGAAAATTGTTTATAGAATTGGATTTTCACCTACATTTGAAATCCCATGCAGAGTTGAAAGAAAACAATTAAAAGAATTTTCAAAGCAACGTATGGTATCTATTACAGAAGTCGCTCACATTGAAGCTAAAAAGGGAAATTGCATACAAGTCGAGGACGGAATTTATTGTGTCGGAAAAACAATGATACCAACACATAACAGTACGATTGAGAAATTTTTTCATTCGGCAGTTGCCGGTTGGTTTCCAAAAGACTACAGCCTATTTTATTCGCATAGTGGCGATATTACTCGAATGTACTACGATGGAGTATACGACATTGTTACTAATGATGATGATTACGCATGGCATGACATTTTCCCGAATCTATCAGTTACAAGCACGAATGCCAAAATGGAGCAATTCAATATTGGTAAATATAAACCTTTTCCATCAGTGCAATGTACTTCTGTTGGAAGCAAGAATGCCGGAAAAGTCCGTGCAAGTAAATTTTTGCTAGTTGATGATATGATAGGTGGAATTGAGGAAGCCTTAAATCCTACAATACTTGATAAATTATGGGATAAATACGCAGTAGACGCAAGACAACGTAAGACACAAGATACGGACGGAAAGCCGTGTAAAGAGATACATATTGCCACTCGTTGGAGCGTACATGATGTTATCGGACGCATTCAAAACATGTATGTCGGAAATCCAAGAGTCAAAACAATATCGGTTCCTGATGTAGACCCGGTGACAGGAGAAAGTAATTTCGATTATGAGTATGGCGGTTTTACGAAAGAGTTTTTTGCCGACCAACAATTACTCATGGACGAAATCTCTTACCGATGTTTGTATAAACAGGAGCCTATCGAGCGCGATGGCCTATTGTTTCCTGATGATAAAATCCGCAGATACTTCAATCTTCCACATGGTGAGCCGGAAATTATCACAGCTCAATGCGATACAAAAGGAAAAGGCACAGACTATTTTGTTATGCCAATACTGCAAAAATATGGCGAGGACTATTACTGCGTTGATTGCGTATGTGATAATACGGCAGACTATGAAATGCAGTATGAAAATGCGTCAAACACATTAGTCAATAATCAGGTGCAAGAGTGTGAGTTTGAGCGTAATGCCGGTGGTGACAGAGTGGCTATGGAAGTTAATAAGCGAGTTGAAAATAAAGGGTGGATATGCAACATCACTGATGTACCGACAGAGACAAATAAGGAAGCACGTATTTTTCAGTGTTCTAACTGGATTTTACAACATATTATTTTCAAAGACCAATCACTTTATAAGCCCAATGAGCCTTATGGAGTAATGGTATCACTGCTGAAACGATATTCAGTAACAGGCAAAAAACAGCTTGATGATGTTCCTGATGTTTTTTCAAACTTTGCCTTAAGAATGACACAAGGCAGTAGAATAGCAAAGGTTGAAGCAGTACACAATCCGTTCAGAGGAGGGCTTTATTAATGACAAAGGAAGTTTTATCACAGTATTCAGACTTACAAGAGGAAATCAAAGAGGTTAGAAAGAAAATTGCTAAATTGCAAGATGACCTTAAAAAGATAGAAAGCGGAGAAAGCGTGATTGACACTGTGTCGGGAGGCATGGGTGGCACACAGCACTTCAAAATCGAGGGCGTACCATACCCTGAATACGGACGCAAGCGCACATTGTTGTACTCAAGAATGACTACGCTACAGCTTTTACAAGATGATTTGCTCGAAAAGACAAACGATGTAGAAGAATTTATAGCAAGCCTTGATGATAGCAGAATGAGAAGAATAATTAATTTTAGATTTTTGGAAAATAAATCATGGTTGCAGACGGCATATGCGCTTGGTGGTAAAGCCACGGCAGATAGCGTAAGAATGGAGTTTGAAAGATTTTTTAAGAAAATGTAAGTTTGTTCGTTCGGTTCGCTTAGAATGTGATAATGTGTAAGATGAAAAAAATGTAATTCGTTCATTGCGAAAATCTCTTTTAGAAATGGCACTCACAGACTGTGGGTGCTATTTTTTGTGAATCGAGGGTGACATGAATAATCAGAATATTAATATTGTACCAACAGGAAAACGAAGTGTAATGTGCCCTCGTTGCGGAAAGCTATTAACGTGGGTGAATAAAAATGATAAGAAGCACCACAAGGTAATGTGTACGCACTGCCGTAAATGGATATGGTTTTGGGCTGGCACACAAGAATTTCAAATAAAAGAGGTTCCGCAGAGAACTTCTGCAAGTGGCATGAGGTTTTATTGATGTATAGATATGCTCATAAAAACGTAAGACCTTTTTCGGCTGTCTGTCAGAATAATTACGGCAGACAAGTTATTTTTACCCGTCAAAGGCAAATCACAAAAAACAACATAATCGAAGAACTGAATAAAGCGCTTGCAATTCACGAACAAAATGCTATTGAGATTGAGTATCTTGACAGATACTATCGTGGTGACCAACCGATTTTGTATCGACAGAAAGTGAACCGCCCGGAAATCAATAACAAGATTGCTGTAAATCTTGCATATGAGCTTGTTGAGCGCAAAACTGCAGAAATGTGTGCCGAGCCAATCCAATATGTGCTGCGTGGCACCGATAACCACAAGTCAGAGGAAATCACACAGCTTAACATCACAATGGATTCAGAAAGCAAACAGGAGTGCGATATAGACATACATCGTTGGAGAAGCATATGCGGTACCGGCTACAGATTCATCGGTAATGATGACGGACAAGGACAGTTGCTTGATGAAAGTGATTTTTATTTATCGTCTGAAAATCCAATGTATACCTTTGTAGCATACTACTCAAACGGACGTCCGGCATTCTCTTGTCAAATCGGAGAGGATGAGAACGGAGTAAATATTTATTATGTGTTCACCGACAATGAGTGGTTTGATATTCGCAACGACAAGATTTATGCAAGCGGAACAAACGGCAATAGAGCAATTCCGGTGATTGAATATCCAAACAATGCAAGACGATTATCTGATATTGAAATGACTATTGCAATCACAGACGCTATTAACGTGCTTACATCGGACAGAATTAATGGAGTCGAGCAGTTTGTGTCTGCATGGGTGAAATTCGTTAATTGCGAGATTGACATAGATACGTTCAGAAAAATGCGACAAGAGGGAGCATTGGTAGTTAAATCTAACAATGGTTCAGACAACAAGGCTGATGTTGATGTAATGACAAGCGAGCTTAATCAGACAGAGGGACAGGTGGTATTTACTGACCTTTTTGAAAGATTTTTGAGCATACAGGGCCTTGCAAATCGTCAGGGCAACACAGGCGGTGACACCGGCTCGGCTGTAGAACTACGAAACGGACATTATGATGCTGGGCTTAGGACAGCTATTAACGAGCCAATTCTTAAGAAATCGGAGAGAATGGCACTTAGGCTTATTCTTAACAGGCTGAGAATTAATAAGAACTTTACGCTTATGCCTAGTGATGTTGAGATACACATTAATCATAATAAGCTCGACAACATGCTTGTTAAGGCAGAGGTGCTTGAAATATTACTTAGGTGCGGTATCAATTACAAGAGAGCTGTTAAGACGATTGATATGTTCAGTGACCCTGAACAAGTCACTCTTGAAAGTGCTAAGCGCATGGAAATGTTATTCCCGGAAGAACAGCCGACAACAGCCACACCTAACAATAATAACGATGATAAGACAGCCGATGAATAATTGGCTGTCAATTTATTTTGGAGCTTGATATGGCAGATGAAATCCACGCACTTAACAAAAATGAAATACAAGACATAGATTATGATACATATTTTGGTGAGATGGATTTATCTGACGAGGAAAAGGAAGATAGAAAAAAACTTGCTGAAAAGTTTGAAAAAATCTTTGCTATGCTATTTGCCTTACTATCCGGCGAGGAAGAAACAGAGATAACAACTATCGTCAAAGAATTTATTATCAGATATGAGAGCATTGCCACACAGTACTGCAAAGCGAAGAGAACACCCTCATATATTACGGACTATGCCCGGTACATTGTGAATGAAGTAGTTGACGCTACCGAACAAAATACTGAAGTAGAGTATTTTACTTCACAGAAGCGGGCAAAAAATGTAGCTGCGAATGAAGCTAATGCAGTCGGTAATTACAGATTGCAAACTGAAATGGTAAAGCAGGGCTACAAAACAAAAGAGTGGCGCTCGAAAGAAGATTCACATGTCAGACCTACACATGCAGATGTTGACAGAAAGAGAATTGATATTTTTGAGCCGTTTGAAGTTGGAAACTCACTGATGATGTTTCCAAAGGACCATTCTTTAGGGACACAGGTAAAAGAAATCGCAGGGTGCAGATGCAGTCTTAAATATTACAAATAATGAGCAACTTGTAAGGAAACTTATAGGTTGCTTTTTATTATACAAAAAATTTGCAGTTGTGCGTTAAACAACAGAAAAACTCGGCTGGTGCGACCAGCGATAACAAAAGCGTGAGTTACGGAGGTAATTGAAATGACAAGAAATGATGTTTTGAAGCTTTTCCCGGACGCAACGGATGAGCAGATAACAAATCTGCTTAACAAGAGCGGTGAGGAAATGGCAAGAGAGAAAGAGAAAGCCAATCAGTACAAGGCTAAAGCCGACAAAGCTGACGAGCTACAGACACAGCTTGATGAGCTACAGGCTGGCAACATGACAGAGCTTGAAAAGGCAAATAAAGCCTTAGAGACAGCTAATCAGCAGATTGCCAAGCTACAGAAAGATAACGCTGTCAGAGACTTACGAGAGAGGGCAATGTCTGATTTTGGCATTACTGCAGAACAGGTAAAGACAGTAGTAAAAGAGGATGGCTCTTTTGACACGGCAGTTCTTGGAAAAATTATGTCCGACAAAGAAGCCAATGCGATAGCGGAGTATGAGAAAAATGCACTCAAAGATACTCCTAATCCGAACAATGGCGGTAACAATAATGGACCCGACTCAAAGCCAGCAGATGTAGCCAATGCAGAACAAATCTCATTCGGCACAGTTGCAAGTGCTGAAAGTCAAAACAGCTATGTAATTTAAAACAGGAGGTAGAAACGATGGGAAAGCCAATCGTAAGAGACTTTACACAGGGTAAAGGAATTTTAAAATTTTTCCCTTATGAGGGTGCAGCGTGCCTTGTGCCACAGACTATGGTAACAAGCGCAGACACAAACGGAATGAAGATTGTACCGGCTGGTACACCATTCCCGAGCAATGACGCAGAGTGCAAGGGTTATCTGTTACACGATGTAGATGTAACAATGGGTGACGCACCTGGAACATATGTATATCAGGGAACTATTGATTGGGAGAAAGTTAAGTCTCTTTCAATCGCAGATGAAGCTAGAACTGCAACACCTAGAGTTACTTTCTATGGCGCGCCAAAGATTGTAGCAAGTCAGGCTTAAAAGGAGGTAGAAGAACATGGCATTACCATTAGCAGAAGCATTTACAGCGAGAAGCCTCGGTGTAATGTGGGGTAACTACAAAAAGACATTAGGAACTGCCCCTTATCTTGGCAGACAGAAATTTGGAACACGTAAACAGGACTCACTCGACCTTAGATTTATCAAGGGTAAGAACGGACTGCCGGTATCACTCAAAGCTTCAAACTTTGATGCACAGGCAGAGTTAAGAGATGTTGGAGGCTTCTCTGACATTCAGAACTCAATGCCATTTTATCGTGAGGGATATATGGTAACAGAGAAAGAGGAACAGGAGTACGACAATTACAGAACTTCTGAGAACTCAAGCCTTGCCAATAACGTATTACGTGAAATCTCAAAGAAACCAATGATGTTAATTGAGGGTGCATTAGTTGTACCGGAGAGACAGATTTGGCAGTTACTAGCACCTACAGATGGTGTACCAAAGGTAAAGGTTGTACTTGGCGATAAGAACTATGTCGTTGATTACACAGCCGACAATGATGCAGAGCATAAGGAAAAGCACTTTAAGTCAATTACCGGCACAAGTGCATGGGATAAGCCTACCACATGTGCACCGCTTGATGACCTTATCACAGCTCGTAGAGACTTTGCAAAGGCTACAGGCTACTCACTTACACGTTTTACCATGAATACAGAGACTTGGGAAATGGTGCTTAAGGCAGAGGACACAAAGAAACAGGTACTCGGTATCACTGCTTACAATGGCGGTATCAGATTACAGCAAGGACAGGTTACTGAATACCTTAGAGGATATGGTATCGAGATTGAAGTATACGATAAGCTCTATGTTGACGAGTCAGGGCAGACACAGTACTTTGTACCAACAGGTATTGTATCTGCGCAGTCTGCCGGAGTATTCCTCGGCGATTACACATTCGGTAAGACTCCAGAGGAAAGAAGCGGAAGTATCACAGACGGAAACCTCTCACTTGTTGAGACAGGTGTATCTGTATACACATATGCTACAAATCATCCTATCAATACTCACTGTATCGTATCTATGATTGGATTACCTACATTCGAGGGTATGGATAGCGTTATGGTTCTCAAAGTTAAGGAGGATTAAGGCTTATGATAGCAACGCACTCTATAAAGCATGATGGAGTGTGGTATAAAGTCGGAGACGAGGTACCGGAAAGCAATAGCAATTCGGTACCTTCTGATTTTATGAACCCACCTGAAACACCATACACAAAGACAGAAATTAACAGAATGTCAACAGCCGACCTAAAGAAGCTTGCGAGCGGAAATGGTATTGAAAATGCCGCAGAAATAAATGGCAGCGACTTGAAAAAAATGTTAATTGAAAAGTTTGGATTATAAGGAGCTTGGCATGGAATACACCACATTAGAACAAGTCAAAATCAGACTCAAACAATTTCATATTGATACAGTCACGAATGATGATGATACAACATCTGATGTGGTTGTATTCGATAAAAAGGAAGATAACCCACTCATTGAACAGCTCATTAAACAGGCTACGGAAGATGTAAAAGCAAAAAGGTGTTATCCGGACACTTTTACTGATGATGATATAACTGCCGATTTAAAGCAGTTTGAGAATGTCGTTATCAATCTTGCTGTCTACGACCATTCACAAGCCGGTGAGAACTACATGAGCGCATTAAGTGAGGGCGGAGTGAGCCGTACATGGAAAGACAGAGATAAGCTGTTTGTCGGAGTTTTCCCTTTTGTCAAAGTGCTATAAGCAAAAGAAGATTGTGCGTTACCAAAATGGTAGCAGGCGGTACACATTAAGTGGTGGTGGGCGGTGTGCCAATTACCAAAGACGAAAGGCTGTAAGATGAATAATTTAATCTATCAGACATACATTATTGCCTTGCCAATTGTCCTGACAGCGCTTTTGGGTTATATTGTTTGGCTTTTACAAGAGCAGAAAAAGCAAAAAGCGATAGACACAAAAGAAAGAAACGAGCGCATTGAAGAGGAAAAGAAGCTACGACAAGCAAACGGAAAAGGTACAATGTTACTTTTACGAGTACAGCTTATCGAATACCACGATAAGTACATGAAGCTTGGCGAAATACCCTCATATGCGTATCAGAATTTTTGCGAGATGTATGACGCATACCACGCACTCGGTGGTAATGGCATGGTAACAAAAATGAAAAATGAGATTGAGGAAATCCATTTAGGCAAAGGAGGTAAAAGCTGATGGACTTTACACAAGTACCTACAGTAGTTGCCATTATGGTAATTACTTATTTAATCGGATATGCTTCAAAGCAGATACCACAGGTTAAAGATAATATTATTCCTATTATCGTAGGTGTAGCCGGTGGAGTACTCGGCATTGTTGGGATGTTTGTAATTCCCGGTTATCCGGCAGACAACATTCTTGATGCAATAGCAGTTGGCATTGTGTCGGGCATGGCAAGCACCGGTGTTAATCAGATTTACAAGCAGATAAAGAAAAATGCTTGACATTAATAAGCAAGCCATGAAATACGCGCTTCAAGGTCAAACTGTCACAGTCTATGAAAAAGATGAGGACGGAAATCTAAAGTTTTATGAAACAGAGGACGGAGAGAAGATATACTACACACACGAAGAAACAGGCTTTTCGGAGCCGGTTGATTTTAGGGCGAACATATCTTTTGACGGAGGAGAAGCGCAGAACAAGGAATATGGCTTTAATACGGCTGATTTTGACGCTGTTTTGCTGACAGACAGAGGAGAATACCCTTTAAAAAAAGGTGACGTTATTTGGCTTGATAGCGAGCCTACAAAAGACGAAAACGGATTAGTTGATTCAACTTCCGCAGACTTTACGATAGTGGGAGTAAAACCCTCTCTCTATTCAGTTAAATACATGCTCAAAGCAGTTGTGAAAGAAGTGTAATTATGAAACTTGACATTTCTCTGACAGAAAAATCTATACAAGATGCGATAGATAAGCTTGAAAGATACAAAGACCGCTTACAGGACAAGTGCATAGCGTTTGTCGGAGAGCTTGCTAGTAATGGCATTGCTGTAGCACGAGCAAATACAGGTAATTTCGGACACTATATTACGTTTAGTTACGAAATTAAAGATACAACGGACGGCTGTACAGCTATTGTGCTTGCTACCGAAACAGGGCAGATACAAAGCACATGGCAAACGGCTGACGGACTCAAAACAGTTGATGTATCGCCTTTGCTTATGGCTGAATACGGCTCGGGCTGGAAAGCTAAACCACACTTTAATGATACAAGAGGCGGTCAAGGAACTTTTCCGGGACAGACACACGCATTTGACAGCGAGGGTTGGTATTGGAGAGACGAAAGTGGAGAATTACACCATTCATACGGCATTACACCTACAATGCCGATGTATCACGCATTTGTAGAAATGGAAAATGACATCATAGGAACGGCACGGAAATTTTTTTAGTTGAGGTGATAAAGTGGCGAGTCAAAATCAATGGGTTTATGACCTTGAAAATCTCACATATGCGATTGTGAAAACCCGATGTGAGAAAAAATTGAAAACTAAATATCCCAAGCTAAAATTCACACAAGAGGAACAGTCGGACAGTGCAGCGGCTAGTTTCCCGACAGTGCTTGTTCAGGCACTCGAACCTATTGAACAGAATGAGGATTTAGAGTGTGAAAGAATAAATACAGTGTTATTTACGGCACAAGTAATTGTTACAACGAATAAAAGCCGTTCAGAAGCCTTGAATGTGGCACAGACAGTGGCTAATGAATACAAAGCTATGTCATTCAAACTGACAACAATTCCATTCGCTAGAAAAAACGGCAAATTATGGACTGCAACATTACGTGCTAGGCGGTCATTCGATTGGAATGATAGATTATAAGAGCCTTTTGGCTCTTATTTTTTTATGAAAAATTAGGAGGTAACAAAAATGGCAACAGGTTTAAAAAGCAGAATTGCTTACAAGACACCAACCGCATCTGCCACAAGTGGCGATTATTGGGCTGGAACTTACAAGCTCTTAATAAGGGCAAAATCAATTCCCTCACCATTCGGCTCACAGAACATGGTAGATACTTCAACTCTTGAGGATTTAGTAGAGACACAGGAAATGGGTAGACGTTCAGCCGGCTCTATGGAAGTTGAGGGAGCTTTTGAGAAAAAGTACAAGGATGAGATGGTAACTAACGAGGGTAAGAAGCTCGACTTCATCATTCTCTATGGTACAGACGGAAAAGGTTCAGAGGGTATCTGTGCTTTTATTGGACAGGAGTCATTCGCCCCAGGCGAGGCTTCCGATGACCACTTAACAGGAACTGCGACTGTATCAGTTCAGACAGTGCCTAAGTGGATTGAGGATAACTACGAGGTTGCGGTAACAGAAGATGACCAAGGCTATCCAACAGCAATCACACTCACAAAAAAATCATGAGCCAATCGAAAAAAGCCGTAGCGGTTGGCTATGATGATAGCACGGCTGACAGCGAACTTGAAGATACAATATAGTAAGGTAATCGAGGCAGTTTTAATACTGCCTCTTTCCCTATATAAATTAGGGAGAAAGGGAAAGATAAAATATGAAAATTAAATTAAGCGGAAAAGAATACACAGTTAAATTCGGATATAAACCGGTAGTTAAGAATAAAATTATCCCAAGGCTCGTAGGAATGGAGCAACAGGGCGAAGGGCTTGAAGTCATTGACAACATGCTTGAATTTTTACCGGAGTTTTTGCTTGTGGGTTTACAGAAATTCCATGCTGACGAATTTGGCTTTGATTTTGACGATAAAGAAGCAAAAGAGAAACAGCTTGTAAAGGTATACGATTTACTTGACGATTACCTTGACCCGGAGAATGAAGAGGGTGGAGATTTACAATCGCTCTACAATGATTTGTCAGCCGAAATGGAGAAAAACAGTTTTTTATCCAAGATGTTGGCGAAAGAGGTGCAGACAGCCAAGAAGAAACCAATCAAGAAGTAAAAGAGCTTACATGGGAAGTATACTGTAACGAAATTCGCCCATATTGGCTTTTAGCAACTAAAGGCTATGGATTTAGTGTTGAGGACATAGATATGTCTTGTCCGGCTGATTTAGAGCCTTATTCAAAGGCTTATATGCTTGCACAAAAAGAAGCCGACTCTAACATGTGGGCTTGGTGGGGCACATACGGATTGAGCGCAACTCTTACAGCTATCGACAGGGCATTGAACGGCAACAAAGCGAGAGCAAAATACATTGAGAAATCATTAAATGAGCAATACTCAAAAGATAACGAGCCTAAATACAAGGAGTCTAACGAGGAAATTGCCGTTTATGAAATGAAGCAACGAATTAACGCATTAAGACAGTCGGGATTACCCGAAAGTCCTGATTAATGAGGTGAAAATATGGCATATAAAGGAATTGACGTATCGTCATATCAAGGAAATATTGATTGGAGTAAGGTTAAGTGGGCTGGAGTGCAATTTGCAATCCTTAAAATAATCCGCAAAGACCTTAATCCAGATAAAACCTTTGAAGCGAATTGGAAGGGCTGTACCGATGTAGGAATGCCGATACAAGGTGTTTATAACTACTCATACGCTACAACAGTAGACAAGGCAAGGACAGACGCAAATAAGGTTATTCAGACACTTAACGGAAGAAAAACTTTTGTTTGGCTAGATGTAGAGGATAAATGTCAGCAAGGACTTGGACAGACACTTATTGATATTATCAACGCATATCAGAGTATTATCAAGAGTGCCGGTCTTAACTTTGGTGTATACACAGGACTTAGCTTTTACAATCAGTACATTGCACCATACGCAAATCAGATTAATTGTCCGTTTTGGATAGCACGTTATCCATCCACTAAGGGAATGTCTATTGGTGATGAGCCTAACAGCGCAAAGAAGCCTGTTATACAGCATCCACTGTATGACTGGCAGTATTCGAGTGCATTTACTTGTAGCGGTCTGAATAACAGCACTGACGCTAACTTACTCTATATTGAGCTTGGTAAGGGCGATGGAATAGAGAATAATCCGGCACCAACAGCAACTCCGACACCAATAGCAACTCCTGTAAAGAATAATGCTTGGAAAGGCAACGAGGAATATTACCTCGATAATGATGATGTAAGAAAATGGCAACATGCTATGAACATCGGATTTGACACAGACGAGCTTAAGGAAGATGGCAAGTTTGGAGCTAATTCACAGAGATTTGCCAAAAATCACAATTTGTGGAGCGGTCAGAAGCATAACTGCCCGACAGCCATTAAGTGGTTGAGAAAAACTCTGCATGACAAGTATCATTTTTACAAGCTTGATACTGATTACAAAGAGTGGAGCGACTACCTCACTAAATGTGTCATGGTATTTCAAAAGAATAGAGGACTTAAGCAAGACGGCTATGTTGGATTGATTACAACATACTATCTGCTCAAAGTCTAAATACATGAGAGCTACTTTAGGGTAGCTCTCTTTTTTATTACATACAGGGAGGTGAGAAAATGGCAGAGAGCATTGAGCTTCAAATCAAGTCGGACGCGCAACAAGCAAGTAGAGCCATAGGCAACTTACAAGCTAAGTTGCAAGGACTTGGAGATACTCTCAATTCCCTCAATGGTGCAAGCATAAGCAATTTTGCGAGCGGAATGTCACAACTTGCAACATCACTCAGAAGCGTGAGCAGTATTGACACACGTACCTTTAGCAAGATTGCAACTAACATGGAGAAACTCGGCAACCTTGATACTGCAAGACTTGTCAGCTCAGCGAGTGCTTTGAAGAGCATGGCAACAGAATTGTCAGGCTTTGCGAATATCTCAAAGCAATCAGCAGAGATTACACAGCTAACAGCTTCAATCTCAAAGCTTGGCTCAAAATCAGCCGGTTATGCTGCGGACAACATCAGGAACCTTGGTAGTGCCTTGAAGGAGGTAATGACAACATTATCTAGTGCGCCTAGAGTTAGCAACAACATTATTCAAATGACTAATGCGCTTGCTAATCTGTCACAGCAAGGCTCAAAAGTCGGTTCAGCTAGTAGGTCACTTGTAACAGGCTTTTCAAACACAACTAAGTCGATTAAGAGTACAAGAAGCGGATTCAGGGGCTTAGCTTCAACTATCGGTAAGTTTTACGCAACTTATTGGATGGTTATGCGAGCTGTCGGGAAAATAGGCAGTGCAGTTGATTTAGCGAGCCAATTAACAGAGGTTCAAAACGTAGTAGATACCACGTTTGGCGATATGGCAAGCAAAGTTGATGATTTTACAAAAACATCAATTCAAGACTTTGGAATGTCTGAACTGACGGTTAAGCAAATATCAAGCCGTTTCCAAGCGTTAGGTACTTCTATAGGTATTTCATCGGAGCAAGTGGCAAATGGTACGGCAGTGACGAATAAAGCTCTTATGAGCCAAAATAACACGCTATACAAGACTACAGACAGTATGGCTGATATGTCGCTTAATCTTACAAGGTTAGCTGGTGATATGGCTTCATTCTACGATGTAGACCAAGCCGATGTTGCAAAGAGCTTACAATCCATTTTTTCGGGAACAATAGCACCATTAAGGAGATACGGACTCGACTTAACACAAGCCACGCTTTCAGAGTGGGCTATGAAAAACGGACTTGACGCAAATATCAAGTCCATGACGCAAGCTGAAAAGGTATTGCTAAGATATAATTATGTCATGGCTAACACGCAAGCTGCGCAAGGTGATTTTGCTAAAACTGCCAACACTTGGGCTAACAGTGTAAGAGTCCTTAAGCAAGAGTTCCAAGCATGGGGCAGTATCATAGGTAGCGTGATAATCAATGCTTTAAAGCCATTTGTTCAAGCCTTAAGTAAAGTAATGCTTAAGGTTATTAGCTTTACAAGAACTGTAGCTGACGCACTCGGAGCAATCTTCGGATGGACTATCGAAATAAGCGGTCGCGGTGCCACGGCTGACGGCATGGAGGACATAGCTGACGGAGTAGGCGATATTGGCGATAACGCTGATAGTTCCAATAAGAAAGCCCAAAAACTGAAAAAGACATTGCTTAGTATAGACGAGATACACGCACTTGACGATAACAGCGACAGTGGCAGTGGTGGCGGTTCAGGCAGTGGCGGTTCAGGCGGCGGTGGAGCCGGCAGTGGAGTTAATAGCTCACTGAAAAAGACTGATGGATTGCTCGAAAAATATAAATCATCAATCAAAGACCTTTACTCACTCGGAAAGTACATCGGTGACGCTCTTGCGAGTGCTATGGAGAGCATTGATTGGAAGAAGATTTATCAGAAAGCCGACAATTTTGGAAAAGGACTTGCAGACTTCCTGAATGGTTTAATCAGCCCAAGGCTCTTTTATGATTTGGGCGCAACAATAGCCGGCTCACTGAACACAGCTTTGCATTTTCTCAATTCATTCGGTACAACATTCGATTGGACTAATTTTGGCCTGTCGATTGCTAACGGCATTAATGGATTTTTTGAAAATTTTGATTTTGCGTTACTAGCAAAAACTATCAATGCGTGGGTACAAGGAATATACACCATGCTAACCACGGCAATTAAAAATGTGTCGTGGAAAGACGTACTAAAAGGAATTACGGACTTTTTAAGCAATTTGGACATCAAAACTGTTGAGATAATAGTTGGCACATTGCTGATAAAAAAGATAATTTCGCTAAAATTAGGTTCAGTGGCACTCGCTTTTATTGGAAAATCATTATCAAAAGCAATAGCACAGGCAATAGCTTCAAAAATTGGATTTGAGCTTGTAGAAGGAGCTGGCATTGGAACGGCAATAATGCAAGCATTTAAAACCATTTTTGCTTCACTATCAACAAATCTTGGATTACTCATAGAGGGATTATTCAGTGGTTTAAGTTTGGGTGATGCAATAACGGCTGCATTCGGAACAGGGGCAGCAGACCTATTAGCAACAATCGGCTCTGCTTTTTCGGCAATAGCCGGAACAATTTTATCTATCGTAAATTTTGTCAAAATGTTAAAAGACGGATTTAGTTGGATAAATGAAATTCTAATGGTAATAGGTGTTGCATTGGCCACAATCGGAGCAATATTAGCTGGTGTGGCAGCATTGCCAGCGGTAATTGTTGGAGCAATAGTGGCAGCAGTATCAACAATCGTTGTTTTAGTAAAAGATAATTGGAACACAATTTGTGAACTATTTTCAACGGCTGGCGAATGGTTCAATGGAAATGTCATTGAGCCTGTAGTTTCGTTTTTTAAAGATATGTGGAAAACCATAAGTGGCTTTTTCGGCTCTCTATGGAAAGACATAGTAACTGTGTGGCAAGGAGCTTCGAAATGGTTTAGTTCCACAGTGATTGAGCCGATAGTTGGCTTTTTTAAAGGCTTTGCTACACGAGCACAACAGATTTTTCAAGGTGTTTGGATAATAATTCAAGCAATTTGGATAGTAGCTTCAAGCTGGTTTAATAATAATGTGATTACTCCAATTTCAAATCTGTTTAACTTTTTAAAAACGTTTATACAGACAACGATACAGACAGCAAAAGATTTTGTATTTTCAACATGGCAAGGGGTGGCAAGTTGGTTTAGCGGTACAGTAATACAACCGATTGCAAACTTTTTTAATATGTTGAAAGCTGGTATAACATCGGCACTTAGCACAGCAAAGAACTTTGTTATATCTACTTGGCAAAGCGTGGCGGGTTGGTTTAATGGCAATGTTATTTCGCCTATCACAAACTGCTTTAATATTATGAAAAACGGAATTACAAGCGCATTTAATTATGTGTGGAGTTCGATAAAAGGCGGTGTTACAGGAGCTATGAACTACGTTATTTCTAAAATAGAGAATGGTGTTAATTTTGTTGTCAGTGGAATTAACTCTTTATTAAGAGGATTTAACAAAGTCGTTTCTATGGCTGCTAAGGTGGCTGGTGCAAATTGGAACGGAGTATCGTTAGTTCCAAAAGTGCATATTCCAAGGCTCGCTAGTGGTGGAATTTTCCCAAGGGGAGAGGACGGCATGGCTTTTATTAATCACAATGAGTTAGTCGGTAAATTCTCAAATGGTAGAAATGTAGTTGCAAACAATCAACAGATTACAGAGGGAATTAAACAGGCTGTCATGGAGGGCATGGCACAAGTAATGATGAACTCTAACACTGGTGGAAACTCTGCACCTATCATTGAAAACGTGTTCAAGTGCGACAGCGAAACCCTCTATCGCATGACACAGGTAGGCAAAGCAAAGCACGGACAACGATATATTGTAGCAAATGAATTTGGCTAAGACACTCACCCTTGCGTGGGTGTCTTTTTGCGAGGTAACAATATGGCAATGATGTTAGTAGACGGAGTGGAATTACCTACTCCATCAAGCTTTGAATGGGGCTTGATTGATGTGTCTGCAAGTGATAGTGGACGAACACAAGACGGCAAAATGCACAAGAATAGAATAGCACAGAAACGACAAATTAAATTGTCGTGGAATGGTACAGACAAGGCTAGGACAGCAAAGATACTTCAAATGGTAAATCCGGAATATATATCGGTAACATATCCTGACGCTATGAGTGGCACTGATGAAACACGTACATTCTATGTGGGTGACAGAAGCGCACCTATCAAGATATGGATTGTCAACAATAAGAGGTACGAGACATTGAGTTTTGACCTCATAGAAGTATAAGGCGGTGATTTAATGCTTAACGTATCGGCTAAATGGCAAAGGGCAGTAATGCTCGACAATAATATAAATGTAAATTGTTTTGCTGACATAGTTACGGCAAGCGGCGAGAAAATCCCTATTAGTGATAGTGAGCTGTGGGCGAACGGCTTCGAAGTTAATGACTCAACATCAAGCAATGGTACTTTCACAATCGGGGCTTTGATTGCCGGAAAACTGAAAATTAAGCTGAATAATATTTATGAAGATTACAGCAAGTATGATTTTGACAAGGCAAGCGTAACAGCATATGTTTCAAAAAGCTTTTCTGACGGTACGACCGAGAAACTAAAAATCGGTGAGTATAGAGTCAGTGAGACAAGCTATGACGGCTCACTTATAACACTTACTTGCCTTGACAATATTAATAATTTCAATCGTGAATATGACAGCAATTTAAGCTACCCTACGACAGCGTATGAGGTAGTCAGAGACGCTTGTATTAAGTGCGATGTACCTTTTGCCATGGCAAGATTTGATAATTCTGATTACGTGATTAACGAGATACCAAGCGATAATCAAAAACTCACATATGGACAGGTGATAGCTTACATCTTGCAGTTAAGCGGATTATGGGGCAAGTGTGGTCACGATGGCGAATTGCTTATCGGATGGTATGATATGAGCCAATTTGACAGCCAAGGTTACGATGGTGGAACTTTTAGTACAAAAACTACACCATACTCTGATGGCAATAATGTTGATGGTGGAAATTTCACCGACTATTCAAGTGGAGATATCGCTGATGGTGGAACATTTACAGAAGCAAGAAATTACCACAATATTTACACGCAGAAAGACTTGAATGTTGCAACCGATGATGTTGTTATCACCGGGGTAAAGGTAACTGTAACCTCAAAAGAGGATAAGGCAAAAGATGTTAATGCTCTTGCCGGAAAAGAGGGATATGTAGTCTCAATCTCTGATAATCCGTTTATTTCGGCAGAAAAGGCACAGACAGTTGCAAACTATATCTTCAAAAAAATCGGTGGTATGAGGTTCAGACCTCTTGACACTACACTCTTGTCAAACCCACTGATTGAGAGTGGAGATGTGGCGCTTGTGACAGACCGCAAGCAGAATACCTATAGCTGTTTTATTTCTAACCGAGCATTTACAGTTGGAAGCGGTACAAAAATTTCATGCGATGCTGAAAATGCTTCAAGAAATAGTGCTGATAAATTTAGCAATGAGACAAAGGCTATCGTACAGGCTAGGAAAGTTGCACAGGCACAACTAAGTGTATATGATAAGCAAATGCAATTGTTGACACAGCTAATGTCTCAATCGCTCGGACTTTTTAAGACTGAACAGGTGCAAGAGGATGGCTCAATTATTTACATTATGCATAATAAAGCCGACCTTAATTCAAGTAATATACAATGGAAAATGACAGCTAATGGCATGGCTGTATCAAATGATTACGGAAAAACATGGAAAGCCGGAATTGATAAAGACGGAAACGCTATTGTTAATATTATGTCGGCTATCGGCATTAATTTTGACTGGGCGCATGGTGGTACACTCACTTTAGGCGGTGAGGATAACACAAACGGCAAGCAATATGTCAAAGACGCAAACGGAAAAATCCTGATTACGCTTGACAACAAGGGCATTACGCTTGCTGACGGAGTTAATATATCATGGAATAATATCTCTAATAAGCCGAGTATACCAACAGACACCAACGATTTAACGAATGGTGCCGGATATATTGATTCGGACAAAGCAACACAAATTACAAAAGACACCGTGACTACAAGCTATGTAAATGCACTTAGTGTTAAGGCCGGTTCAGTTGACGCGGAGGACATCACAGGAACAACAATTACCGGCAAGAATATTGTTGGCGGAACAATTGATATTGGAAATGGAGTGTTTGCAGTTGACAACGATGGAAAAGTAACCGCTTCAAATTTTAATATGTCCGGTGGAAGTATTGCACTGAACGGAAATTTAAGTAATTCAACGATTGATTTAACGGCCACTGACAATTCGGGAAACAATTATGAACTTTGGATGAATGGCGCAGTCTTGCGAATTGTCAAAAATGATGAGAATTTGATTACACTTTACGGAGCCACAGGCTCTATAGGTGCACAGACAATGTATGCTCAAGAGATAGGCTCTGATAAATTTAGAGAAACCGATAGAGGATATGCAATGTGTGGTGATGCAACAGGTCATACATACCATTGCGGTTGGAATGGCAGTGCCTTAAGTTTCCAAGTTGATACTATTTGGGTATGGAGTTCGTCAGATAAACACTTAAAAAAGAATATTAAAGCAATTAATCAAGATTATATTGATGCAGTAGGCTCGGTTGATTTATTTCAATATAATCTTAATAGACAAGGATATTCAGACAAACCGTTATATTTTGGAGCAATGGCACAGGATATAATCAAAAACCTTAAAGATAAAGGGCATGTCGATGAAAATCTCAATATGATTTTCCAAAACAAAGCAACATCGGATGACGATACACTGTACTACGGCATGAACTATGAGCAATTCCTAATCTTAAGGCTTGCCGGAGACGAGCAAAAGATTGATAAAATGCAAAAACACATAGATGAACTGGAAGATAAGTTTTCAAGATTGTGTCAGAAATTAGGCATTGATGAAAGCGAGGTGTAGCTTATGGCAATTCAAATGAGACGAGGGGCATACGCGCAGTTTGACCCCTCAAAAATGAAAGCCGGAGAATGGGCGGTATCGACCGACTCCGACACGAAAAAACAGCAGATATGGATGTGTTTCGCACCCGGAATAGTTAAGCGAATGGGAACTGTTGAGGATTTTGACACTGAAATTCAAAGACTTATTCAGAGTTACCTTGACGGCATGGCTCAATCCGTGTCACAGGCTCAAAAATCAGCACAAACTGCGACAGAAAAAGCTAACTCGGCAAGCAGTTCTGCTTCTCAGGCTCAAAAATCAGCGCAAACTGCTTCGCAAAAAGCAAACGAGGTCGCGCAAGTTTCAGGAAAGATTGATACGGCGGTAAGTCAAGCAAACGCAGCTACAAAGGCTGCAAATGAAGCTGCACAAAGAGCAGAACAACAAGCCGGACTAGTCGAGCAGAAAGCAAACGGAAGAGGCATTACTTTTTCCGTGACAAGTGCCGGATTACTCAATGTAAGCAAGGAGGACTAATATGAGCGGAATAGACATTATATCAGACACAACAGGGCAAGCGATTGTTGAGAGTATTAAAGCCCTTGGTACAAAATTAAGCGAGGGAAGAGTTATTTATGGTGTTCACATTAATGGCGCGGACAGCAACCCAAAAACAAGAGTAAGATATTTAGCAGACGCAGTAGGCATGACTCCAGCAACCATGAATTTCGCGAGCGGAACTTTTGATTATGGTTCATGGGCGAATGCCTTTTTTATGCCAAAGCCATGTATGCTTAAAACAAATGGTCAGGTTGACTATTACCTCAACGAAAACGATTTAACTAAAAAAATAGACGGCAGTGCTTCAGATATAGCAAACATTGATTACGATGGAAATGCAATGATGGAATGGGGCAATGGTACAGACATTATATGGTGGAAGATTGAGCCTGATAAGGGCAATCCAAACAGTGCAAGCCTTTATGTTGCTAACTATCAAGCTGATAAAGAATTTAAAAATTTGAATTTCATCGACATTAACGGCAATGAAAAATCTCATTTTTATACACCAATTTATAATGGCTCACTTGACGGCAACAATAAGCTACGCTCAATAAGTGGTCAAACAGTTATTAAATCGAAATCTGCTAGTCAAGAAATGACATATGCAAGAGCTAATGGTACAGGCTATGAAATCGAGCAGTACGTTGACAGACTCTTGATTAATATCTTACTTATCATCATGGGAAAATCTACCGACACACAAGATGTATTCGGTCGAGGCATGAGCGAAAATGCCAGTGATGAAAACTTGTTACTTAAGACCGGCACAATGAATGGCAAAGGCTTATTTTGGGGCGAAAATGCTGGAAAAGCCGGAGTTAAAATATTTGGAATGGAGAATTATTACGGCAATCAGTGGCGAAGAACAGTTGGACTTATCCTTGCTAATGGCATAGTGAAAATCAAGCTGTCTCCATCAACAAAGGATGGAAGCAAAGCAACTAACTATAACACTGATGGAACAGGATATATCGAGATACCTAATTCAACTCCTAGTGGTACAAGTGGCGGATATATCAAAGATATGTTATACACGGCATTAGGCATGTTTCCAACATCAATTACAGGCTCATCATCGACCTATTATCCTGATGGCTGTTGGTTTAATATTGCAATTATAGCCTTTGCTCTTTTCGGTGGCCCCCTGCTCGTCGGCCGTCATTGTGGTGCGTTCTGCGTGTACTTGAACAACGTGGCTGGTGCTGCGGGGTGGTACTTCGGGGCTTCTCTTTCCTACAAATAACTTGCAACAGGGAAGAGGGAATTTCTGCCTAAGCAGAAAGGGAGAAACCGCGTTTCTCCTAAGAAAATTTGTAACTATAAACGTGTGTGGTTAATTTTATATAAGGGATTTAGTTTGCGCCTTTGCTCTTTTCGGTGGCCACCTGCACGACGGCCGTCATTGTGGTGCGTTCTACGTGAACTTGAACAACGAGGCTGGTAATGCGGGGTGGAACATCGGGGCTTCTGTACCTATCATTCATGGGATAAAATGAATGCAGACTAAATTCCGTACCCCTTGGTAAAAATCAACTCGATGCAAGCTACTGCTAGTAGTAGGATATGGTCGAACGTGGTAGAGAGGATAGGAAGAGAATACGTATGATAACATACAGAAATCTATATGCTGAATTTATTTCAGACGATAATATAAAACTTGCAATTCAAAACTTCTCTAAGGGTAAAAAGAGAAGAAATAAGGTTAGAAAAATTTTAGCAGACCTTGATACATACATACCCAAAATTAGAGAATATGCGATTAACTTCACACCTTTTGAACATAAGCCCAAAGAAATATATGACGGAATATCACGAAAGAAACGCAAGATAGTAATACCGACAGTTATGGAATCAATAGTACATCACATGATAGTAAACGTGCTTAAGCCCATGTTTAACAAGGGAATGTATGAGCATAGTTACGGCTCGGTTCCTAAGCGTGGCGGTGCGTATGGCAAGAAGTGCATATGCAAGTGGATAAAACAGGGCGGTAAAAATATTAAGTATTGCTATAAACTTGATGTGAAGCAATTTTACGCCAGTATTCCACAGGATAAATTAATTGAAAAGCTTAAATCTAAAATCAAAGATTTTAGATTTATACGGATTGTTGAAAATGTTATACATTGCGTGCCGAATGGCTTGCCACTTGGTTTTTATACCTCTGTATGGTTCGCTAACTGGTATTTGAGTGAGCTTGACCATGAAATCAAATCACTCGGCATTGAGCTGAAATATGCACGTTATGTTGACGATATGGCTATATTTTGTGCGAGCAAAAAGAAATTGCGCAACGTAAAAGCTGTGATTGATAATAGTCTTGCAGAACTAGGCTTGACAGTCAAGGGAAATTGGCAGATATTTCGCTTTCACTATTTATCCCAAAATCCATATGTCAGCAAGAATGGAAAGACAGCAACATATGGCAGACCGCTTGATTTTATGGGGTATAAATTCTATAGGAATAGAACTACCTTAAGAAAAACAATCCTTAAGAAAATAAGAGCTAAGGCAGTTAGAATATGGCGAAAAACAAAGGTTACAATATTTGACTCAAAACAAATGGTTTCTGCACTTGCGTGGATTAAAAATTGCGATATGTACGATTATTACAGGGAGCATATTAAACCATTTATAGATTTTGGAAAATTAAAGCACAAAATTTCAACAGTAGACAGAAAGGCAAGGTGTATTGAATATGACAGAATACAAACTCGTAGAAAGTATGCAATCGGACAAACCGCTTGACATTGACACAACATCTTCTCCGAATATCGTTTATCAGCGAAAAAACATTAAATCGGTTGAAGCAACAGGGAGTGAGGACGATTTTACTTACAAGCCTAAGCACTGGGAGTACGAGGAGCGCGAGCTGACACAGGAAGAATACTCGCAGTATCTTATTGCTATGGAACAGGCAAAAGAGATTAACGAACACTCTGATGAGGAAGCAATAGACAACTATACAAGGCAGTTAATGGATGAGGGGGTACTTTAATTATGAGAATATTAGTTGAAAGCCTTAAAAGGCTATACGAGAGCGACAGAGTAACCAAGGAAGAACTGCTCGACAGAGTAGCAAGCGGTAAAATATCCCAAGAGGAATATGAGTACATTACTTCACAATTAGAATAAAAAGGAGAGGGAAACCTCTCCATAGTTCAATGAAAAATAAAATCAAGCCACATCAGCGCAGAAGCAACAATGCCAAAGATAGAGCCACCATGATTGCGTGGGATTTCATTCTTAGATGCTAAATCAATTATTCCGAGAATAATTGAAGCAATAGAGCAACACACAAAAATTAAGCCAAACATAGCAATAAAAAGGTCATTGTCTACCGGAAAGAATCCTATTTTTGTTGCAATAAACATTATAAGCGGAACGGCTATGAGAATGCCACTTGTGAAGCTTGCCGTTGAATTTTGCTTAACGAATGGCTCATCTTTTTGGCACAGCTCTACATAATATTTGGCTGTTTCAAATGAAACCAAAGTCCTTTGCGATATTTCATTACAAGCCATGCCTAAGTTACCATTATAATGCTTGATTATATCATTAACATTGATTTTTTGACCATTGATAACGTAGGAATTGCATTTATTTGTTTTTACCATATTAACATCTCCTTTTGTAGTTATTTTTTACCATTCTATTCTTTACAGTCCATGTTGTCAATATTCGACAAAATAAAACACTTTAAAGTGCTACAGTAATGATGTTCTCAAACAAGAGAACTCTTCAAGTTTCGGTAGGGCGGTGGATTTTTCTGCCGTCCTAATGTTGACGTTTAAGAACAAATGTTCTATAATGTAATGTATCGGAGGTGGCATTGTATGGAATATAAAGAAGAAATAATTAAAATGATTGGGGGCTTGGAAGATAAAGACCTGTTATTGTACTTGTACATATTTATTAAAGGAAAAATAGAGGCAGAGTAAAAACTCTGCCTTGTGGTTATATTTTCTTTTCCCAAACGTTACCGCACTTTGAACACACAAACTTTGTTTTGCCGTTCTTGCCTTTAATCCCGGTAGCAGTACCGACAACGGCACCGACAGGTCCGAAGAGACCGCCTACTGTGTTGCCAACGAGTGCTTTACCGAATGAGAATTTTTTCTTGGTATCAACAGGTATGCCAACACCATCACAACCAAATTTAGGACATTTAACAGTTTTACTCATAATAAAATACCACCTTTCTTATTAATTTAATTTATTTTGAGTATTTTCATACATCATATCTATTAAATTCATAATATTTTCTTGCTCTTCATCCGACAATTTAGATAATTTCAATGCATAGTCCTTGATTTTGCTATCCATTTTCGACAGAGCCAAGTCTTTTGTTGCCTCCTCGACAACTGAATGGTGCTCTTTTCCGGTAACTAAATAATCAAGTGAACAATCAAGACATTCTGCAATTTTTACCAACTTAAACAATTTTGGACAGCTTTTTCCTTTTTTCCAATCTGAAAAAGTACTTTTAGGAAAACCTCCATATTTAGCCACTTCTGAATCATTTAACCCTTTTGAGTCTCTTAATTTACAATATCTTTCGTACATAGAAAATCTCCTTTAAAAAAAGTTGTGATTTCTCAACATTTGGGGTTGACAAATAAGACTTCCTAATGTAGAATAAAAAAAGAAGTTAGGAAATCTCAACTCAATAAAAAATAAAATTGAGAAAATAATATTATGTTTCTGGACAATTCATAGTATACACGATTTTCTAATTTTTATCAAGACATAGTTAGGATTTTTGAACTAAAAAAAACAAAAGCCGTTAGCGTACTACCACCAACAGCCGTTGCCTAATATGGCACTTTTTATAGTGACAGATTTCATAACTATTGTCAAGAAAGGAGATGGGAAATTGAATAAGAAAAAACGACAGGCAAGCTTTAAGAAACTTGATACGCTCATAAAAGCTAGAAACGTTTCGTTTTACAAACTGTCAGAAGAACTCGGAATGGCACGAAGTACTTTTTCGGATTGGAAGTCGGGAAAATCAATGCCAAAAACAGACAAGCTAATTAAGATTGCTAATTATTTTGGCGTAGAAGTTTCTTATTTTATTGAGTAGAAAGGAGAAAACATGAACGATTTACAAATTTTCAACAATGAAGAGTTTGGAGAAGTCCGAATGATAGAAATTGACGGAAAGCCATATTTTGTAGCAACAGATGTGGCAACCGCACTTGGGTATACAAATCCACGCAAGGCAGTTAATGACCATTGCAAGGGAGTAACGAAACGTGACACCCCTACATCTAGTGGAGTGCAATCTATGTCATACATAAATGAGGGAGATTTATACCGACTCATTATGAAATCAAAATTGCCTAGCGCAGAGAAATTTGAGCGGTGGGTAATGGATGAGGTACTTCCGTCAATCAGAAAAACAGGCAGTTATGGTATGCCAAAGACAACGGGCGGTCAGATACAGCTTTTAGCACAGGGCTATACAGAATTAGAGCAGAAAGTAAACGACATCAAAGATGATGTGAGCGAGCTTAAGGAAAATGTACCACTTTACAGTTGCGATATTGACGAGATACAACAGCATGTTAAGCGCAGAGTTGTAAATATTCTTGGTGGCAAGCAGAGCGAAGCATACAGGGATAACAGCATCAGACATAAGACATTTTCTGATATATGGACGCAGTTAAAGCGTGAGTATGGTTGTGTATCTACTTACAAGAGTATTAAGAGAAAGTATATAGACGATGTGCATGAGTTTATTGATTGCTATGTCGTGCCTAAGTATCTTGATGAGCTTATTCAGGATGCAAACGCTCAACAGAGTTTTGCATAGCGAGGTGATTGTATGAGGAAAAGAACTTTAAAGGAGAAATTCTATACAGGTTGTGGCTATTCGATTTTCGGAGCATTAGCATTTGCATTTTTCCTTGGATTATCGGTGGCATACGGAATTAAGACAGCGAGTATTATCGTTGGAGCAATCGTAACAGTATTTTGGCTGATACTGATTGCAATATGTCTCATAGAGGAGGGCGAACCGCATGAGAAAAAGAGAGCTGATATTGATGTTATCGACTTTAATAATTGGAACTATGACCTTAAAGCCAATAGCAACGAAAGCAGATAGCAAAGTTGAGCTGACAGCCGGAGTTTCTTCCTATTTAAATGATGTAATGCTTGGGAAGATTGAGCCGACAGTAGTTCAGAATGAGCCGGTTGTAGTTGAGCAGACCTATGAAGAGTCAACAGTTCCAACTTGCCGTAAGAAATACAGTTGTAGCCGATTTAAGAAGCTAGGGCGAGTCCGATATGGTGATTACACTTATACGTGGTACTCACAGAGAGTGTTACCTGGAGGCGGTCTAAATATTCCAGGCAGACATCTAAACGAATATGGGCTTGTAGCTGATGAAAACGAGTACGTTGTAATTGCGAGTGACGATTTACCACATGGAACAATAGTCAATACTCCAATAGGCATACAAGGGATTGTATATGACGAAGGGAGCGGAAATGGAAATCTTGACATCTACTGCGATTGGTAGCCAGTTGAAACGTCAGAGTGCTAACGATTACCTACAAGAACTATATCGAGCTAAGCGGCACAAGGACAAATCGTTTGACTTTCAAGCGTTATTAGATAAAGAAATGGAGAAACTAAATGAGCGACAATGTAAGACGAATTAGGCTAGGCGATACACGATACAGATTGAAGCCATTAACAAGAGAGCAGAAGCTATTGCTCAACAAGGCTCATTACGTGGCAAGTGAGTGGCTTTTTGTATCGGAGTCGGACTCATACTTAAGAGTAGTTAAGAAATCAAGTTTGCATGGAAATTTGATTCTAAAAACCATAAACAAATAGAAAGAGAGGAAACGCAATGAAGATTACACATGTATTTGCGCAGAATTTTTGTAAATTCTACGGCAAAAACACATTAGACACAGATTTTTCGATGAAAACCGTGTTGTCCGGTCAGAATGAAGTCGGCAAATCGACAGTTAAGAGAATTATTCTTGATGTGCTGAATTGTCACGATGAGAATGACAGAGAGATTACAGGCATAAGACCGCATGATGAAAACGGAGTTGAGATTGACGATGTTGACATTGTGAGAGCTGTTACCTTTGAGATTGACGGAAAAAGAAAGACTTTGAAAAAGGTTACAAGGCAGAAACGCAACAAAAAGGGTGAGATTACAGGCAGTGTTACTGATTACTCAATCAATGATGTGCCTTACAAAATGGCTGACTACAATCAGTACATCAACGACAACATGGCAGAACTTGGAGTATTACCATTCTGCTTAAATGCCATGACATTGCTTAACAAGTCACAGGCAGAGCAGAGATTAGCACTTGCAAGCTATTTTGGTACACGTACTGATGAAGAAATCTGCGATATGTTTCCACAGTTTGCTGAACTTAAGCCGATGTTTGACGATGGGGATGTAGGCCAGCTCAAAAAAGTATGCCGTGGCAAGCTAAACGGCACAGGCGGTAGGAACGGCTCAAAAGGACTTGTCAAGGAAAGAGACGAAATCTCAACAAGGATTGATACAATTCATTCTACCAATGAGTATACAGACCTTGCAGAGCTTGAATTGCAGAAGAAAACATACGAGCCACAGCTTAAGGAAATTGAAGATAAACTGTCCGACTACAATAAGATTTTAGAGGACAAGCGGAAAGCTACAGAGGACATTATGAACCTTAAATTTGAGCTTTCAGACATGGAGAGAAAAGCCAATGCTGAAAATCAGAAAAAGCGCATGGAGCTACAGTCGCAGATTGACGGCTTCGATGTTTCAATCTGCAAAACAGAGTCAATGATAAGAGCCAAAAAGGCTAACATTAAAAACTTTGAAGGTACGGTTAGAATTTACACAGAGAACTTAGCAAAGGTACGTGCTGACTGGGAAAAAGCAAAGGCACTTTCCTTTGATGAAAGCAGTGTTAATTGTCCGATGTGCGGTCAGAGATTGCCGGAAGATACAATAGAGAGTTTGAGAACTGATTTTAGTGATAAAAAATTGAAGAAGCTTAAAGAGCTTGAGGATAAGGGCAATTCATTATTAAGTGGCAGCAAGGAATTCAAACAGGCTATTGAGGACAAGAAGAAAGAAATAGCTGACCTTGAAGTAGAACTTAAGGAGCTGACAGAAAAGCGTGATACTGTTGCTAACGAGTTTGAACGTGATAACATCGCTAAAGAGCTTGGAATGGTACCTACTGATGTTGATATGACAGACAACAGTGAATATCAGGCACTTAAAGCTAAAATCGAGGAAAAAGAGAAAGCTCTTGCAGATGAAAATGATACATCGGAGCTTATCAGAAAGCTCAAAAACGAGCGAAACGAACTGTTAAGGCAAGTGTCATCGACTAATGCGAGGATTGAGCTTGGTGTGGCAAACAACAAGCGTATAGATGATAGCATAGCAGACCTTGAAGATAAGAGAAAAGACCTCAATCAAGAGATAGCTGATTGGGAGAGAAAACTTGATTTGCTGAAAGAGTTTACACGTAAGAAAAACGAACTCTTACAGGCTGATGTAAATAAGTACTTGGATTTTGCCACAGCAAAGCTGTTTAGACCACTCTTAAATGGTGATACTGAGGAGTGCTGCGACTTTGTTTACAATGGCGAAGCATATGCAAGAAATCTTAACCATGGTGCAAGAATGTTAGTTGAGGTTGACGTGTGCCGAGCTTTTCAGAAAGTGGTAGGTGTTAATTTTCCGATTGTCATTGATGATACAGAGAGCGTTGACGATTGGAGAATACCACAGATTGATAACCAGTTGATTATGTTAAAGCATACACAGGACAAAGAGCTTGTGATTGAAAATATGGAGGTATAGAAATGATTAAAGCAAAAGACGGAAAAGTTACAGTTAGAGGTACAAGAAGCAATGTTATGGCAGAGGCAGTTACTGTTTTACGTACGCTTAAAGAGGAACTTTCAGAGGAAGAGTACAAAATGGTAATTAGACTTGCTGATAAAAGCAGGGAGCAGTTAAGCGACGAAGCCAAGAAAATGAGAGAAGAAACCGAGAGAATGAAAGAAGAACTCAAAAAGTTACTTGGATTATAGGAGGTATAGAAATGAGCATCAAGAAGAGAAATTATTACATGGGCGGTAAAAAGCATACCGTAGAGCTTAAGTATGACGGATATATGTATACAGTTATATCTGACGGAGTTTTATTCAAGCAGACACCTAATGAACTGTTTGCGGTTCAGGTTTTCAATGAGATTTAGGAGGATTAATTATGGCAGAGAATACACAGATAGTTGAGTATGAATCAAATGGGGAAATGGTAAAAATTTCTCCAACAATGATAAAAAGATACCTTGTAAGTGGCGGTGGCAATGTATCTGACGGAGAAGTAATGATGTTTATGTCATTATGCAGATACCAGCACTTAAATCCGTTTTTGAGAGAAGCATACCTTATTAAGTATGGAAGCAACGACCCGGCCACAATAGTTACTGGAAAAGACGTTTTTACAAAGAGAGCCAATGCGGACCCACGATATAAGGGAAAGAAAGCAGGAATTATTGTAATTAAAAAGGACGGAGCTGTTGAAGAGCGAGAGGGAACAATGGTTTTACCTAACGAAACTATCGTAGGTGGCTGGGCGAAAATCTTTATTGACGGAAAAGAGGACGAGTATCAGTCGGTAGGTTTTGATGAGTATGCAGGAAGAAAAAAAGATGGTTCGCTTAACAGCCAATGGGCGAAAAAGCCAGCCACGATGATTAGAAAAGTAGCTGTTGTACAGGCTTTAAGAGAAGCGTTTCCAGATAGATTTCAAGGTTTATATGCACAAGAGGAATTTCAAAATGTATCAGATGTAAAACTTGATACAGAAAAGGTTGTTGCTGATGAAATCAAAGAAAACGCAAATAGCGTAGATTTTGATGAGGACAACATAATTGATGTAGAGCCGACCGACACGGCTGACAAGTAGTCAGAGGAGCTACCGCCGTTTATGCAGGCAGAATAAGGAGGAAATATGATTTTTGTTAAGCTAATGATTTTATTGTGGGTGATCTTTTTGATAATCAGATTTTTTGTAAGGGCAAATTTAACACTTTCGGAAAAGGCGCTTATCGCATTAGGTGGTAAACTCCCAAAATTAACATTTGGACTTGTATTGTTGCTTATCAGCTTTTGCCTTGCGTTAATTGATAGCTTCGTAGCTTTGGTCTGGTTTTTATTTTTTAGATAAGGAGATTGACCATGAGAGTGATTTCACAGCATGGCAATGTTGATTTGCCTTATGAGCAGATAGTTGTGTGCCACGCAATGGAGAGCGTTATAGCACTATACAATGGAGAGAAATACGTATTAGGCGAGTACTCTTCCAAAGAGAAAGCGTATAAAGCTATGGAAATGTTGAGAGAGCAATATTCGAGAATTAGAATTATAAAAGCTCTTGCAAGTGGCGCATGCGAGTATATGGAAAAATCGTTAAAACCGGAAGAGTTCAAAGACATCTTTGAAGAATACATCAATATGGAAGTTTTTCAGTTCCCACAGGATGATGAAATCGAGGTGTGAGTATGCTAATCAATTCAAATAAAGAAAGTGTAACCGAACATGTCAAATTCATAAGCTACACAGGCAAGTATCCCAATTTATGTTGTGGAGATTTGACGCTCGAGATTGACGGAAAAAAGGCGATATTTGGAAATGGGTATGACGCAAAAATGAATAAACGTAAAGGCATATATCCTATATTTTGGCACTCCGGCGGATATATTAGAAACTATGAAGCCTATAAAGAAGAATGGCAAATAGATGTATCTGAAATACCCGAAGAATATCGCAAGTATGCAAGCGAAATAGACGAGGTGTTTAATGTCAATGTGCCTTATGGCTGTTGTGGAGGTTGCATATGAAACTTAAATGTTTAGGCTCATCGTCAGCCGGAAATTGCTATCTGCTAACTTCCGACAGTGGAGAAACACTTATCCTTGATTGCGGAATACCGATTAAGGAGATTAAAAAAGGCTTGAATTGGAATATAAGGGGGATTAAGGGTGTGGTTATAAGTCACACCCACCTCTAGACCATAGCAAGTCATTAAACGATTTTAAGTCAATGGGAATACCAATACTTGCCCCATATTTAGGCGATAGCCGTAAATCAATGAATATGGGCGAGTTTACAATAAAACCTTTTGATTTAACAACAATAGATGGAAGTTGGACACATACAGACGCAAATGGTGAGTCTTGCCCGATATACGGCTTTCTGATTACTCACAAGGAAATGGGAAGAATGCTTTACATAACCGATTGTGAGGTTGTCAAGTGGAGATTTAAAGACATAAACCACATTCTTTTAGGTGTGAATTATGACAAAGATTTAATCGACAGGGATAACACAGGCAAAGCTAATCACGTTTTCAGAGGTCATTTATCCATTGACACGGCTTGCGATTTTGTTAAGGCAAATTATTCAGACAGCTTGCAGAACGTCATAATGTGCCATCTGTCAAGTGAAAATTCTGATAGAGATAGTTTTATCGAGAAGATGAAAAAAGTCGCTTGTGGGGCAAATATGGATGTTGCGGAGCGCAACAAGGAATGGTTACTTGCTAATCCTAATGAGTGCCCTTTTTAGAAAGGAAATTATATGGTAAAAAGAAAAGAAACAGGGGTAAGCCCTATTACTAACCGGATTTATTATGGAACCTTAGATACGGATAAACACATGTGGGTAGGACAGAAAACGGACATAACAGAAAGCGCAATAGCTTCTGTATTTGAATGGTTCATGGCGAATATGGAGGGAAAACAAGAGTATTCTATCGCATACCCAAATACAGGCTTTGAATTAGTAATGAGGAGAAAGGTGGAAAATGATTAAAGGCAGAAAAGTCTACGACCCATTAACTGATACTTGGAGCACAGGTTATTGGGTTGTGGATGATAAAGGGAATTATTACCCAATATGGTAGAAGATTTGAGCAGATTGGAGATGTGAATGAGAAATTTTTATAGCGGTATCAGCAATGATAAAACACAATTTTTGATAAATATGAATTGGTATAAGGAAAATGATGTAGAGACTTGTTTTAACCATAGTAAAATTTTTCATGGATTGCCTAAAAATTGCAGCATTGAAAAAAATGATTTTGAATTAGTATATTTAAAATTTGAATGGATTGGTAATACATATTACCCGCAAGAAAGCGATAAAAGTGAAGGACAACCAATTAGGGTATATAAAATCAAGATGTAAATAATAAATTCTGAAAAGGAAAAATATCCTAATGCAGAACAGAAATACAGATTTGATTTAGTAGAGAGTGAGGAAAAATAATGAACATTGTAACATTAATCGGCAGATTAACTAGAGACCCTGAGATTAGATATTCACAGGGTGAAAATGCAATGGCAACAGCAAGATTTACACTTGCTGTTGACAAGAATTTTAAGAAGAAAGACGATAAGGCAAATTTCATTAACTGCGTGGCTTTCGGCAAGATTGCTGAAACAGTAGAAAAGCATGTATTTAAAGGTTCAAAGATAGCAGTTATCGGTGAGTGGACTACAGGCAGTTACAAGAATAAAGACGGAAACACAGTTTACACAAACGATTGCAACATATCTAAGTTGGAGTTTTGCGACAGTAAAAATTCAAGTGGCAGCAGTGCAGAGCCACAGCCAAAACCCGATGATAGCTTTATGTCAATCCCTGATGGTATTGACGAGGAATTACCATTTAACTAAAGAGGTGGAAGTATGGGATTGATTGACGCAGATGCACTAAAGAAAGATTTAAAATCGGTCACTTTAAGCAATGGAACTTTAGTAAATACAAATGCAGTATTGCATTTACTAGAAGAATATCCGACCGCCTTTGATGCAGACAAGGTTGTGGAGCAGTTGGAAGAATTAAAAAGTCAAGTCCCTGTAAACAGAATCCTTGATGACATCATAAAAGATAAACCGAAAGAATTAGGCCAGCTAATTGCTTATGATAAGGCAATCGAGATAGTAAAGGCAGGTGGTAACATTGAATTATCAGAACATAGCAAGAGCCAAGGCAATAGAACAGGAAAATAAAAAGCGACTATTAAAGCTGAATCCAAAGCTGAATGACAGGAGTGGGATTTACTTCCTACTCCGAGAAGATGAAAACGGATTTAAGTATGCGTATGTCGGGCAGGCGGTACACACACTTAGCAGATTGGCAAGCCACCTTGTAGGTTATGAACAGCACATAGACCTTAGCTTACGCAAACACAAACTGTACGACAAAGAGAAAAATCCTTATGGTTGGCGAGTTGAATTTCTGAATTTCCCCGAAAGCCAGCTTGACGAGAAAGAGAAGTATTACATCAAGCTATATGCCGATAAAGGTTATCAGCTTAGAAATGTCAGTTTAGGCGGTCAAGGAGAAAATCGTGCTAGTGGTTCAATAGGTGAGAGGAAAGCACCTAAAGGCTATCTGCAGGGCGTACAGCAAGGTAGAAAGAACCTCGCAAGGGAATTATCGCATATCATCGAAAAACACCTTGTTGTGACGATTAGAGAGGATAAACAGGGCAATAAGGTGTCACAGAAGCAACTAGATAAATTTATGGAGCTTATTAATGCAGATTCATATAAGGACGTTGAGTAAATGAAAAGAAAGGCGGCAATTATGGATAAATCACAATACTTAGAAGAAATAAAATCAACTACTGAGAATTGTTGCAACATTGGATATAAGTGTGGATATGAAGCAGCGATAGAAAATTTGAAAACAAAAATCTTTGCAAATATGCATGTTGATATATCTGCAAAGATGATTAACGATGAGTTATTAGGCAAATTAAACAGCGTTGTGGAGAGGTAAGGCATGACCGCTTGTTTATTGAACCATAGTTCCTAAAAAATCAAGTATTTATGAGAAAGGAAAAAAGAAAATGAATGAAGAAATGATGTTTATAGCTTGTAATGTTCCAAAGTTTTTAGAGGAACAGATGAATAAAATGAAAGACGCTCTTACAGGTGGTATGAACGAAGATAATCTTAAAGGTTTTGAGTATGCAGTAGATACTATGTTAAGTATTCTTAGGCAGACAATTCATGCAGCCGAGATGGATGATGAGATTCTTGTGCATAGCGATAAAATCGCTGATGAGAATGAATTAGAAGAGTTTGATTTACATGATTTGTTAGAACTTTATGGTTGCAGAGTTGTGGCAAACTTACAGAAGAAAAGTGTTTAATGTTGTAAACTGAAATTTAGAAAGGATGCCAGTCTGGTAAGAGAAAAGAACAGGCAAAGTAAATAATTTTATCCAAAACTTAAAAGAAAAAGGCACTACCGAGATAACACTTGATATAACAACAACAGGCAAAGGAATTGTCTATACATTAATTTGGTAGATATCCTGAAATCAAAAGAGAATTTGATGTAAAGATAAATTAGGATTTATGGAGGTAGATATATGATTACGCAGATAGGATTTTTAAGAAAAGGAGATGTGTTCAGATTTGAGGGTGATATTTACAAAGTAGGACATTTGTTGGAGAGTACAAATGGGTATGTTTCCTGTATTGATGTTAATACAGGAAAGAAAAAAAGATTGCATATTGATGTTGATGTAGAAATTGAACAGGCAAACTGAAATTTGTTGAAAGGAGTAAAACAGAGTGAAGTTTTTAAGCAAGAAGAAATGTGATGAAATTCTGAAAAGAATTACTGCAAATGAAATTATTCAGGTAGAGTACGGACTACACGATATGGAAGCGGAAACAAAAGCAACGGAAAATAGAGCAGAGATAGCTTTTATTGTCGGTGGCTTCAAGGGTATGAACAAGGTGCAGAACACGTTGAGAAAGAGGTATAACAATATAAACCACGAGGAAAAAGATTAAAATACATCAACCGAAATTTGAAGAAAATAGGAGATGACGATATGGCGATATACAGAAATGTCCGGTTGTCATTTTGGACGGACAATAAAATCTTAGATGATTTTACACCGGAGGACAAGTACTTTTACTTATACTTACTCACTAACCCACATACAAACATATGCGGTTGTTACGAAATAAGTTATAAGAGTATGTCGGACGATACAGGCTATAACAAAGAGACAATTATAAGATTACTTGAAAGATTTGACGAAGTGCATGGTGTCATTAAGTTTAGCCCGAGTACAAAAGAAGTGCTTATTTTGAATTGGTATAAGTATAATTGGAGTAAGTCAAACAAAGTACTTACAGGGGCATGCAACGTAGCAAAATACATCAAGAATGAAAGCTTTAAAAAATACATTTTTGACACCATTGAGAGCGTTAGAAATAATACTTTAAATATACCCTATGAATACCCTATGGAGACATCTGTTTCTGATACTGATACTGATTCTGTATCTGATACTGTTATTAATAATATAGATAATAATAAAGAGATATATATAAATATTATTAACTATCTAAATAATAAATGTAATACAAGATATAGATATAATACCCCTAATACCAAAAAGCATATTAAAGCAAGACTTAATGAAGGATATACAGAGCAGGACTTTTATACAGTTATCAGCAAAAAGGCTGATGAATGGCTTGGAACAGAACAGGAGAAGTACTTAAGACCCGACACTTTGTTCGGAACTAAATTTGAAAGCTATCTGAATCAGCAGATCAGCAAAAGCACACAATCAAATAAGCAATCATCACAACTTGATAGAATTTTAGAAAGTTTGAGAGGTGAGACGATATGACGGAAGGGGAGGCAAAAAAACTTTTCGCAGTTATGACAGTGGCATATCCAAATTACAGAATTGATGATATTGAATACACAGCTAAGATATGGGCGGACTTTCTTGGAGGATATTCATACGAGCAGGCGAATATGGCGCTTAGAACATACATAACAGCCGACACAAGCGGATTTGCACCGAGCATCGGACAGTTAATTAACAAACTGCATGAGGTTCAATCCCCACAGGAGCTTAACGAAATGGAAGCATGGATGCTTGTTAGCAGGGCGCTACGAAATGGCTATTATGGTGCAGTTGAAGAATTTAACAAGCTACCACCACTCGTACAAAAGGCTGTCGGGAGTCCTGATAACTTGCGGAACTGGGCGCTGACGGACAGTAAGAGCATTGAAAACGTAGTGCAGTCAAATTTTATGAGAACCTACAGGACAGTTGTTAATCGAGCAAAGGAATATCAAAAAATGCCAAAGGACATAAAGGCATTGATTGAAAGCGCCAATAGAAGCTCGTATTCGGCTCAAATCGGCTCTAAAAATCAACAGACGATAAAATTATCGCTTGAAGATAATAAAAGCCAAAATAAGCCAATTAAAGGTATTCCAATGCCAAAAGAAATCAAAGAACGCATTGAGCAGATGAAAAGATAGGAGGTAGAGGTTTTGGTCGACCAATTAAAACATGTTTTACTCCTAGCGAAAAATGATAAAAGACAAGTATTCTAGGCAGAGGTATGAAGAACGAAAAGCTAGTAACCTTTGCGTGCTTTGCGGAAAACCACTTGATAGAGAGGGTGTGGTTTGTACGGCATGTAACAGCAAACGTACAGCATATGGTCGAGAGCTTTATAAAAAACTACAGGCAGTTGGTGTTTGCCCTAGGTGTGGCAAGAACTTGCTGTATGGTGATGAAAAAAGTTGTGTTGAGTGTAGGGCAAAATCAGCCGAAGCCATGTCAAAGATACGTGCTGCTGATGTTGAAAAATACAATGAGCGACAAAAAGCATGGCGAAAAGCACGATACGAGAAAGACAAGAAAAATGGCATATGCACGCGTTGCCGTAAAAGGAAAGCAGACCCAGGGCATACTACTTGCACATTTTGTCGGGAAACAATGAGAAGAGCACGCGTTAAAATGCCTGAAAGAACTGGCAGATATGAACAAGGACTATGTTTTTTCTGCGACAATCCGGTAAAACCCGGATATAAGGTCTGTGAAATGCACTATCAGAAGAACGTTAAGAATGCGACTTGCGAAAAGGCAAACTTGGCACGACAGAAGATAAAAGAAAGGAGTCCACAATGGACGCCTTGAAAGATTTTTACGATTTTTACCGGCCACTACAAAGGAAATATGACTTGCGAATGTGCTACAGAACAAATAGCAAGGAAGCGAAAATAACTATCCGGTGGCGCGGTAAAGAGCTTGTAAAAGTCACAGAAGAAACTACCGAAGCTTGTTTCATCAGAACAAAACGAGAACTTGAAGAAAGAATGAAAAAATATGAGCAACAAACTGAAACCAAAGAAAAAGCACAAAGAGCCGGATTTTACATGGACAAAATCCGAAAGAGTTACGCTGAAAAGCAGCAATAACCGTAGAAAGCTCGTAAGTCGGTCTTTCACAGACTTTATGGACTTAGGCTACTATGTACTGTATTTGCACCATGGATTTGACAATAAGCGCATTGTAAGGCTTGAAAGAACCATAAATGAGTACCTTGAAAGGGCACAGACCGAAAATGAAATGAAAACTAAAACGCTTGCCGAACTTTTGAAAGTGAGATACGGCATTGATGTACAGAAAGAGATTAATTTAATCCCGATGCAACAGCTGATTAGGATTTATCAGAGGAATAATCCACTGACAATAAACGACACACGACAGCTTTTAAATGACACGGCATACAGCTACATGACTTTAGCGTGTACGGCACTTAAACTGATGTTTAAATTGTCGGTTAGAGAAATTAAAGAGTTTATCGCAGAATTTAGGGATTTAATCGACACGTTGTATAAATTTAATCAATTCGGTCTGACATTGCCAAAGGTGGCGCAATGCCTTGCTGATGAAGTTAATTACGTTGATGAAAGGTACATAAAGGTGATTGATTAATGACTTACGCATGGGATAACGACAGTACTCAAAATGCTCACATAAAGCAGATGAACGATAATAGGCAAAAAGCCTACATGGAAAGACACAGAGACAATAAGGCATATGAAAGATTTAAACATATGCCGGATTATGGGAAAGGAGTACAAAACAATGACAAATAGGGAGAAATTTGCAGAAAAGATTTTGGATATTGCTTGTAATGGTAACTGGATGGCAGCTAACAAAGCAACATTAGAGCCAATAACGTGTCAAGAATTGCCGTGTAAAGATTGCTTGTTCTATGTTTTAGGCAAGGGGTGCGACAGGAACGAAATGAAAAAGTGGGCGAATAGCGAATATGTTGAACCACCAATTGACTGGTCAAAAGTTGCAGTTGATACACCAATACTGGTAAGAGATAACAGTCTTTCCGAGTGGAGTAAAAGATATTTTGCGAAATATGAGAATGGGGGCGTTTATGCTTGGAGCAACGGAACAACATCGTGGAGTGGCGATAGGTGTACACCATGGAAACTAGCTAAACTTCCAGAAAGGAGCAGTAATGAATATTGATGAATTTATAGAACGTGCGCAAGAATCAGCTAAAAAGCATCGTTATCATGCAGATTTCTTTGATATAAATAATCCTATGCGCGCTGTTTGCATTAAAAGTGCAGAAGATTGCGAGCAGTTAGCCGAATGGCTTGAAAAATCCAAAGAGTATCAGCACTTAGAGGAACAGGGCAGGCTTGTTAAATTGCCTTGTAAAGATGTGTATTTCATTGTTGATATAAACAATCCTAAGTATGCAATGGTTATGAAAAGACCTATAAGGGAGCTTGCGATATACGAGATTGAGGATATTGACAAGGAAAATCGCAAGTATTTTTCCACAAAAGAAAAAGCCGAAGCAAAACTGAAAGAATTGAGAGGTGTAGAATGAATAAAAGAAAAGCAATACCTAAAAAAGTGAGACAATCTGTATATCTCATGTATAACGGACATTGTGCTTATTGTGGCACAGAAATAGCTTACAAAGATATGCAAGTAGACCATGCAACACCGCTTAGGATAGGTGGAGCAGACGACATTTCAAATTACATGCCAGCTTGCAGGAGCTGCAACCACTATAAAGCCACTTTAGATGTCGAGGGATTTCGAAGGTATCTTTCAGAAATACATAAAAGGCTTATGCGTGACAGCATACCTTATCAAGTGGCGGAGCGGTTTGGAATCGTTAAGTATGTGTCTGACGATGTAAAATTCTATTTCGAAGAATTGAGAGGTGGAGAATGACAATTAGTGAGTTTTTCAAAGAGAAATATTCAGCAAGAAAAGATAAAGACAACATGTATGGTGTTGGCATGAGTGATGCCGAATTCCGGCACTTCATCATTGAGTATTTGTTACCGGACGGCTGGTGCGTCTCAGACCCACTTGGACAGTCACAAATCAATGAGATTGCCATTTATGAAATTCTTGAAAAACATTCTAAGAAATTCAGAAAAGAGCACAAGAAATATTTAAAAGAATTGAGAGGTGGAGAAGATGGATAAATTTCTTAAAAGCGTAAGCGAGCGTGACTTTGATAGAAGAATATCGGAAGTTGTTGAAATGCTTGAGGAAAAACAACTCTACGGAACTATCAGTTTGATAAAAGATTTGAAATATTATCTTGACTTAGCTGCAAAAGAAAAGACACGCACTTGTAACTGCCAGCACAACAGCAATCCAAGAGATAATGAGCCTTGTTGTAGATGTGATAGCAAACAGACCAATGCCGACAGGATAAGGGATATGTCGGATGAAGAGTTGGCAGAGTTTCTTATAACTTTTAAGAACACATTCGGCGGAGAATACGAGGGAGAGGCTAGTTGTATGGATTGGCTTCAATCAGGAGCAGAATAGGAGAGAATATGAAAGATAGATACTTATTCAAGGCTAAGAGAGTTGATAACGGAGAATGGGTGCAAGGATATTATGCAAAAGGCTTAGATGTGTTTACGGATTGTGAAGAAGCACACATAATATTTGAACCTAACACAATGTTTTATTCTAGCGGAGAGACAGACGGATGGTACAAAGTAGACCCGACCACTATTTGCCAATGCACCGGCTTAAAAGATAAGAAGGGCAAGCTGATTTGGGAGAATGATATTGTAAAAATAAATAATAGCAAGGGGAATGTGCTCATAACATTTAGAGATTTTGAAATTATATGTACAATTCCTAACGAAAAATATTATAAGCACAGACTTGAATATGATACTGAATATGAAGTTGTCGGAAACGTCTTTGACAATCCGGAGTTATTAGAAAGTGAGGGATAATATGACAGCGAAAAAAGCAATTGAATTTTTGCGAATGCATTTTGAGTATCTAAAAGAAAGATGGAAGCCATACCCTGATTACAACGTTTTAGAAGCAATTAGATTTGCAATATCGGCAATAGAAAAGCAGATACCAAAGAAACCTATCATGAAGCAGTATTTTGAAGATTTGGAAGAGGAGTACTTGTGCTGTCCGACATGTGGAGAAATTTTGACAGACAGAATACCGGCTGATAATAAGACTTTCTACTTCCACTGTATGAATTGTGGTCAAAAATTTGATTGGAGCGATGAAGCATGACCGACACAACAACATTAGTATACACTGCCCTTATAGTATTCGGCATAATCGGTCTGACAGAGGTAGTGCTTGCATGGTACGACATTTACAAACGAGATAAGACCGATGATGAGATACAAGAGCAGTGGTGTAGTGAAAATATTAAACATTAATTAATTTATCAGAAAGGAATAGGTTGTCGCGACATAAAACCGAGGTTTCCTTTTGGTAAGAGAAAATGAATTTTGACAATTACTCTTGTGATAATCAAATGAGCATATTTGACTTCACAAGAGAGCCTATCAGCATAACAAAGCCTATTCGCTTGATAGAATTATTCGCCGGCTACGGAAGCCAGGCAATGGCGCTAAAGAGAATAGGTGCTAAATTTGAGCATTACAGAGTTGTGGAGTTTGATAAGTATGCTATTGCAAGCTATAACGCAGTGCATGGCACAGATTTTTCTACAATGGATATAACTAAGGTTCATACAGAAGATTTGAATATCTGCGACACAAATGCATTCACTTACTTACTTACTTACTCATTTCCTTGTACGGATTTATCAGTTGCCGGAAAACAAGCCGGAATGTCTAAGGGCAGTGGTACAAGAAGCGGTCTGTTGTGGGAAGTTGAAAGAATACTAACAGAAATCAGAGATAACAACGGAGAATTGCCACAGATTTTATTCATGGAGAATGTACCACAAGTACATAGTCAGGATAATATGCCCGACTTTAGAAAGTGGCTAGATTTCCTTGAAAGCCTTGGCTACACAAATTACTATCAAGACTTGAATGCTAAAAATTATGGTGTAGCGCAAAATCGTGAAAGATGTTTTATGTTTTCATTCCTAGGTGAGTACAATTATCATTTCCCGCAGCCTATACCGCTCAAAAAGAAGTTGAAAGACTATCTTGAGGATAATGTAGATGAAAAGTATTATATCAACAATGAAAAGGCTGACAAGCTGATAAAACAGCTTATTGACGACGGCACATTGCCACAACACAATCTTGACAGACAGACAGACAGACAGACAGACAGACAGACAGACTTGCGTTGACGGAACAATCAATAAGCCACAACAGAGAGAAGTTGCAAACTGTATCAAGGCAAGATATGACTGCGGAATATCAAACTTGCGGTCAGATGGAAACTTGGTTGTTAAAGGATATGGGAGAGACGGCAGACAAACAGATTGATGTAGCCGTGACTCTTAGGGCAAGAGATTATAAAGGCCTTGATAACTATGGAAGTAATGGAGTGATTGAATGGAAAAACTAACAGATGCTATCGGAATAGTGCTTTTTGAAAGTGAAAAATTCGGTGGCGAAAAGGTACTTAGGGGGGGGGATTTGCCCTACCCTAAGAGCTAATAAAACAAGCAGTGGAGTGATTGAAGTAATGGCAGACGTAAAGGTAATAGGACAAATGGATAACACGATAGACAACACTTTTGAAAGTGCTAATCGTGTTTATGACGTAGAAGGGGTGGCACCGACAATGAACACTTGTGGAGGAGGCGGATTGCAACCTAAAATTTTGGAAAACAAGATAGTTGCTATGCGTGGCAGAAATCCCGATAATCCGTCAGATAGAACTGCGGGAAGTCTAACAGAGCAGAGATTAGAGGTGAATATGCAAGGTACAAGTAATTGCTTAACGAGTGTGCAGAAAGATAATTTATTGCTTGAAAATAATATCCAAAAAGTCGGTCAAATATCAAGCAACGGTTCCCGATGCGGTACAGTTATTTCTGATAACGGCATATCGGCTAATCTCGTAGCCGGAACACACGGATATGCGAATAGCCATATTGCCGCGCAATATCGTATTAGAAAACTAACCCCTAGAGAGTGCGGACGGCTGATGAGTGTATCTGATGAAGATATTGACAAAATGGCAGCAGTAAACAGCAATACACAACTATATAAGCAATTCGGCAACTCGATTGTGGTAGATGTTATGTGCGCTATGTTTAAAAATCTGAATATCAAGCAAGGAGATAGCAATGAAACACTACAAACCAATTAAATGTGTAGTCTGTAGCAAGATATTTACACCGACCGCAGCTAACCAAAATACGTGTTGCGAAGCACACAGAGAGCAAAGAGCTACGGAATTAAGAAAAATCAGAGAAAAGAAAAGACTTAAAAGAAAGCCTGTTAAGAAAAACAAACTTGCGGAAATCTGCGAGATTGCTAAGAGTAAGGGTATGAGCTACGGACAATATATGGCAGAACAGTATAAAAAGGAAGTGATGATAAGATGAACAGCAGAACTATGAGTGATATAGAGCCGATTAAAAGACAATGTGTATACGAGGACAACAAGCCGTGCAACAGCTCATGCCGATACTCAAATACTTGTATACACAGTGCAAGCAAAACCGAAGAATAGGAGATAGGTCTATGAAGTTTTCAAAACTGACTAGACCGGAACTTGAAGAAATTTTGAAAAATGCCAATTTCACCGATGAAGAAGCGGAAGTTTTTGAGTTGCTAGTTGCTGATAAAAGCCTTGAAGAGGTATCACAGAGACTATTAATTTCAAAAACGACCACTTCCCGGAGAGTGGCAGACATTAAAGAAAAGATAGAAAGGAGTCGGGCGATGATTAATAAAGTGCCTATATGGGAAAAGGTAACGCTGACGATTGATGAGGCCGCAGAATACAGCAATATCGGAATTAACAGAATCAATGATATGCTTAATAATCCGTCATGCCCTTTTGTACTTTTTGTGGGAAAAGGCAAGCGATTAGTTAAGCGCAAAGAGTTTGAGCGGTATCTCGAAAAGACTAATAATATATAGATATATTGAATTATAAGCCATTATGTAGTAATATAGAAGTTATCATATAATGGCTTTTGATTTTGAAAGGAGCCATAAATCAGTATGGGAAAGGATTTGAGAGGAAAAGAGCTGGGGGTCGGAATAACTCAGCGCAAGGACGGACTCTATCAGGGCAGATATAAAGATAGGTTCGGCAAGAGCAAGACAATTTACAACAGCAAGTTGTCAGAACTGCGGAAAGAACTCAGTAAAGCAGTGACCGACAATCAACAATTCGCAAGTGTTAGAGACAGCATTACCCTCGATGCGTGGTTTGACAGGTGGATGAATGTATACAAGAAAAAGAGAGTGCGCCCCAATACCATTAGGGAGTACACGCATATATATAGGAAGAACATTTCACCATACTTAGGAAACCATGAAATAACATCTATTCGCAAGTCAGATGTGCAGTTACTTATCGACAAAGCTTCTGACGATAACTATAAGTATGAGAGACAGAGCAAAATCAAGGTTATTTTAAATGACATGTTCAGTAGAGCTATGGAAGATGACCTGATGATTAAGAATCCGGCGAAAGGTGTAAAGTTGAGAGCAGACAAGGAAGTTAATGCTTTTGCATTGACAGTAGAGCAGCAGAACGAGTTTTTTGAAGCGTGCAAGGGCACGTTTTACGACAACATGTATAATGTGGCGGTTAATACAGGCTTGCGCCCAGGAGAACTGTTTGCACTCACGATTGCAGATATACATATGGACGAGGGGTATATTGATGTTAATAAGACACTTGTGTATCAGAAATACCTTGAAGATAAAGGCAAGACATTTCATGTCGAGCCGCCAAAAACCAAGCAGAGTTACAGACACGTACCAATTAACAGTGTGTGCAAAGAATATCTAACTAAACAATTTGAGCTTAAAAAGATAGTTTCAACACGCAGACCTAAAGAACAGAACGAATATTTGTTTGTTACAAGGTTCAATACACCAATTAATTCGGTTATATATAGCGACTCTATACGTTCAGTTGTAAGACGGATAAATGATACAAAGAGCAGTGACGATGAATTTCCATTTTTTAGCGGTCACACGTTTAGACATACGTTTGCGACAAGATGTTTTGAGTCAGGGATAGAGCCGAAAGTCGTTCAATCATATTTGGGTCATGCAACACTGAAAATGACAATGGACTTGTATACACATGTTACACCTGAAAAGTCGTTTGCTGACATTGAAAAAATCGTTAGCACCGACAACAAAATCATAGAATATAGAAGAAAATGTGTGTAGTAAGTGTGTAGTAGTACACACTCTCAATTTACAGAATGTTGAAAAATCAACGCTCGTAAGGCATTTTTGTACTAAAACTGGTAAAATTATTATGTATATCAAGGAGTGCCATACGATTTCGTAAATAATGGCGCAATCCTAGGAAAATAAAGGGTTTGCGGAGTTTTCGTTTTAGTTAATTTTGAATTGCATAAATGCCAAAGTGTGGTAAAATATAACTATAAACCATTATAAAAAACCAAAATAATTGCAAAAGCTAACAAAAATTTAATAAAATTAAATAAGGGGGATTTTAATATGGCAAAAGAGCTAGTTGCGATGCTTCTTGCCGGTGGTCAGGGCTCCAGACTTTATGCACTGACGCAGAAACTTGCAAAGCCGGCAGTTCCGTTTGGAGGCAAATACAGAATTATTGATTTTCCGCTTTCTAATTGTGTTAATTCAGGTATAGATACAGTTGGTATATTGACACAGTACCAGCCGTTTGTGCTGAATGAGTACATAGGAAATGGACAGCCATGGGATCTTGATAGATTATATGGAGGAGTGCATGTGCTGCCACCGTATCAGAAGGCTTCAGGCTCAGACTGGTACAAGGGAACAGCCAATGCGATTTATCAGAATATTGCATTTATCGAGAGATATGATCCTGAGTATGTTATCATACTTTCAGGAGATCAGATTTGTAAGCAGGATTACAGTGATTTCCTTAAGTTCCATAAGGAGAAAAATGCTGAGTTTTCTGTAGCGGTTATGGAGGTTCCATGGGAGGATGCATCACGTTTCGGTCTCATGGTAGCAGATGATGACGACAAGATCACAGAGTTTCAGGAGAAACCAAAGAATCCTAAGTCTAATCTTGCATCCATGGGTATTTATATCTTCAATTGGGATATACTTAAGAAGTATCTTATCGAGGATGAAAATGATCCGGATTCAGAGAATGATTTCGGTAACAATATCATTCCAAACCTTTTGAGGGATGACCGCAGGATGTATGCTTATCACTTTAACGGCTACTGGAAGGATGTAGGAACAATACCTGCACTCTGGGAGGCAAACATGGAGGTGCTTGATCCTGAGCACAGCGGTATCAACCTGTTTGATGAGAACTGGAAGATATACAGCCGTAACAGTGGCCATACAGGACATTTCATTGGCAACAACGCAGAGGTTACAGACTCTATGATTACCGATGGCTGTGTAGTGAAGGGCACAGTAAAGCATTCAATTCTTTTTGGCGGTGTCACCGCGCGGGTGGATGAAACGGAAGCGTATATTCGGGCGAAAGCGCTGGGTATCAAGTTTTCGCAC